TACGCTCATTTAAGAGACTCACGCCCAAGGTCAACAAACAACCCTATCACTGCGTACCCTACGAGCTACATCTTTACCGCAACCGGATAACAGCGCCCATCCCTGCCCCTGTCAGAGCAGGGAAACTTTTGCTGGAATCGGCCTCCGCTCCAGCGGGCGGGGCAATCAGAGACGTTGAGCGCCTCGGGGCCATCTCCGCGTACTGCCTGTTGTGGGTGTAGGCGCGGAGAAACTCAATACGATCTCTTTTCCTCCAACTCCACGAATGGATAAAGAGCAAGAAATTCTGCGGCAGTCAGGTCGTGTCGGTCGTCGTCGGAATGAGTCTTGATCTGGGCCTTCGCTTCATCGGTCAACTTGTCATTCGAGACTTCCACCATTTTCAGGAGTCTCTCGAAAGTAGCTATGTCCTTTTTGGCGAACGCCTGCATCATGGACATGATGAACCCGCGCGGGTTAGAACACTTTGCCAAGTACGTGATGCGTTTCACGTTGCCAGCAAGCGTGGGGATATTGGATTGGACCTTCACGGTCTTTGCCGTTTCCGTCGCTTTCTCTTTGGCCTCTTCTTCCTCGGCTGCGGCCTGAGCCTTCAACGCCTCTTCCATAGCGCCAGCTTCGCGCAATTGCTTCTCGGCCTGACGTTTCGTGATCTTCTTGTCCTTCAAGTCCTGCCGGATTTCCGCGACACGTTTCGCGCGAAGTTCTTTGGCTTGTGCTTCATCGGCTTGGCGTTTCTCCTCGGCGATGCGGTCTAGTCGTTGCTTCTCTTCCAACTGTTGACGTCGCTGTTCGGCGTCCTTGGCGGCTTGCTCGTCGCGGTCCCACTTCGCCATCATGTTGCCCAATAGTGCCTTGATCTCCTCGCCGCGGTTGTTGACCTTGCGCTCTGGCGTGAGAACATATTTTTCCTTGAAGTCGTTCACAACCTTCTTGTGAGGCTTCATGGTTTCTTCGGCCTCGCCGCAGATGCGTTTCCACTCGGCATTGAGCACACCTGCTCGGATGCGTGTCTCGGGGTTTTTTATTCCACCCGCTTGATTGAGTCTTCGGACCTCTTCGAAGATCGGCGTGAGGTCGTTGAAAAACTTCTCTATCGTAGCCAAGTCTTCGCGCAACGTGGGCAGATGGCTCGGCGGCAAAACTTCCGGGTCAATCGGCTTGATGACCTGTTCTTGTGAAGCCATTCTCATTCTCCTTTTTCGCGTACATCCAAAGCCAATATGCGGCGAGCACGCGCTGCATTGCGTCGTCGTTGCCGAGTTGCTGGATATCTTTCAGGTGCTCGGCTCGCTGCTCTGCGGTCACAGAACTTCCTCCCGCAAGGTCCATTGCTTCTCGCCACGCTTGCCCTTGTATCCCCATCCCTGTAAGAAGACCCGACCGCCAGATTCCTTCCAGATTTTGAACTGAGCAAAGATTCGTTTGGATTCTTCGCGCTGTTCGTCCGTCCACGAATCCAGCGGAGTATTTAATATCTTTGCGCGATGCGCCGCGAAACTTCCGCCATTGTCATCTGCGCAGCACTGGATCAATGCGATAGCCGCTTTGGAGATGACTTTTGTTTTGTGATTCGGCGTGACCGCGCCAGTCCTCACGATCTCTGGACGGCACGCGAGCAAGTCACCAAATCCCCAAACGTCAATACGTCTGCCGAACTTCATCCCCGGAGCCTTGAGATATTTCTCCACGCCAGCGACCTGCCAGCCATTCTTACGCATGTGCGCGAGACTCCGCTGAACGGGCTTCGATTTATTCTTGCGCGGTTTTTTTGGTTCAGCGTCCACCGAGGATTCTCACGATCAGCACGTAGCCACCCAGAGCCGCGAGCGCAAGAAAGATAGACCCAATCCACAACATCATTTTGCCCGTGACCACGTATTCTCTTTTCACTTTGACTTCCTCGCGGTCTGCGGCGTCGGCCAATGGTGCATCAACGTTCTGTCCAGAGCGAATCCAGTCGATGCCCACGATCAACAAATCTTTCTCGCATTGCCCGGCCATGTGTCGGTAGAGGCTATCTCCCGTTTCGAGGTCCGCGAGTTTGACGCAGCACGTCGGACAACGCTGGTTCATGCGCAACCACCATGCGATATCTGCTGCTACGGCCCGATTCACGATATCGCTCTCGGTTATGCGCTTTCTGCGTTCTAGTGGCATAGGCTTGTCTCCGATGTGCGGATATTCGCATAAGCCTAGAAACGTGTCAAGCACAATCTTGTGCACACATCATCTTTTTTACTTGACATCCGTTATTCTTAGTCTACACTTACGTGCTATGTGCGACCCCACTATAGAAAGAGCGATTGAGAAACTTGGCTCTGTGCCAGAAGCAGCCAAGAAACTAAAGGTTAGCAAATCCTTGCTTTACATGATTTTACGTGGCCAGCGCACTCCGAGCGACGAACTCTTAGGCCAGCTTGGATTGACGCGCGTCGAGCTAATTACGAGGGCGAAATGAGAACTCTCAACCAGCGTGCAGCCCTCGGTCTAGGCAAGGTGACGTGCGCATCGTTGCTACTTTTTGCGCTTTCGTACGCATTTGTGCGCATCGTGTTTCAGATTCCGTTGCCGTGAGCGGCGGGCGAGGCCAAGCTAATGGACACTCAGGAAGCAATCCGCAATCTGGCGCGGCATCTAGCACATGAACATGCACCGCAAGGCTGCCAAGACATCGAGGATATTGACGCTGAGTTCTTCGAGACCGTGCTAGTCGAAAGCGGATTAGCAGACCTGCTCAACGCGGGGCAGGCGATGCGCGATTGTAACTACATCAACCTATCGAATAGCAGGGATTGGGACGTAGCGTGGGCCAAATTCAATCAAGCGACGGGCGCAGGCGCGAAAGGGAGGAAAGGTAATGAAAGTTGAAATCAAGAATCGCTTTTCAGGTAGAGTGCAAATCACTGCGGAGATTGAGTGCGATGAGAATGTTTCGGTATCGTTCAAGCTCGGCCTAGCAGTCAAATGGGCCATTGAGCATAAAGCGAACCTCCGCTATGCGAACCTCCGCTCTGCGAACCTCAGCTCTGCGAACCTCAGCTCTGCGAACCTCAGCTCTGCGAACCTCCGCTATGCGAACCTCCGCTATGCGAACCTCAGCTCTGCGAACCTCAGCTCTGCGAACCTCCGCTATGCGGACCTCAGCTATGCGAACCTCAGCTCTGCGAACCTCCGCTCTGCGAACCTCCGCTATGCGGACCTCCGCTCTGCGAACCTCAGCTCTGCGAACCTCCGCTATGCGGACCTCAGCTCTGCGGACCTCAGCTCTGCGGACCTCAGCTCTGCGGACCTCCGCTATGCGGAGATGGATGACGATACGCCCATTGAAACTGGTGAGACCTGGAAAGAATACCGAGAACGGACCGTACCGGCGCTTTTGCAGGCAGGCGGGAAAGCTCTTCTTGATGTAGTAAACGCTTCATGGGAATGCCACTCTTGGGAAAACTGCCCAATGGCGGTAGCTTTCAGCGTTCATCAAATCTCGGATATCCCAATCCTTTACCGTGCTCGCGCGGAACAATTCATCAAGTATTTCGACGCGAAGATGATCAAGAAGGAAGATATTTTGAAAGTCTGACACCGGGCGCAGGCAGACCGGCGAAGGTGAGCGAATGAGACCTGACAGGACTGATTTTATTTGGAGCGCGAGCATCAAGTCCGAGATACGCCGTCACGAAGATTTAGCGCGACGAGCAGAAGCGCGATTAGCGGCATCCAAAACTCCCGACAGTGGATACTGCCGCGAATTGCACGCGCTTGCCGAACTGCATCGAGAAGTGGCCGACCTATTTCGTAAGGCGAAGGTTTGACCCGCGGCGCGGGCAGGGAAGAGAGGATGAGGCAGGTGGCTGATGAATCTACGCTGGCAGAAATGGCATGTCCGCTTTGTAGTTGCTACCCATGCCAGTGCACCGAAAAGGAGAACAATATGCAACCACACCAGCAGCGAGTAATTGTAGAGCGGGACGAACTGTCGGAGAAGTTGACAAAGCTGAACGTTTTCATTGGTGGGCAAATTTACTACAGCTTGGCGGATGCGGAACGGGCCAGGCTCGCAAAGCAAGCGGGAATAATGAAGGCTTACCTGGACATTCTTAATGAGCGCATTGAAGTATTCACATAGCCTGCGGTAGCTGCTCTTGACACAGCGCCGCAGGTGGGCAAACCGGCGTGAAGGAGGAAGAATGGCTAACGTGCCCGATCCGCGAGTGGTGGAGCGCAAGCGATGAGCAAACTAAACAGGCGTCAAGCAATATCTCTATGTCTTGCGATACCTGCGATGGAGACTTCCATTGTGGAGCAGGAGAAAGGAACGCCAACAGGACCGGTCTTAGTACTGTCGAACAAAACATCGCTCACGTTAAGTCTTGCTGAAGTTGATGGAGACGAGTGGGGCATCACGAAACTAGTCGTCAGCTACAAAGGCAAGCAAATCGAAATCTCCGCTAAAGAGATTTGGGAGGCGTTACAGCATGACCCCGACTCCTCTCATTGAGCGACTAGCGGAGCAAGCTGAAGGTATCAAAGCAGCTTGGGAAATTGCTGAGTTGCTTGCCTCCGCCCATCGTGCCGGGATGGAGGAAGCGGCGCGGATGGTGGAGCTTAAGCGCGAAGAAGTATTGCGAATCGGGCATGATGCAGCTTGGACTGAGCCTTATGTTGAGCTGGCAGCCGCGATTTGCAAAGCGATGGAGCCGGGCAAACCAGAAATGAGGCTCGAATGACAACTAGCGATAGGTTGCGAGAGACATTGCTGAAGTTGGCGGATGCGTGGGATGTGCCGACAGGATTTCACCATACAACGGAGATGGCGAGTCATCATGCAACGCAGCTACGTCAGGCTCTCGCCGCCCAGCCCGCTGAGAGCCGAGCGCCAGCCGAGCCGCATGCCCACCGAGACTTTGTAGAGACTTGCAACGAATGCCGAAAGGAAGCGGGGCTTGACCCGGTGCCCGCGCCAGCCGTTCAGGAGGCGGGGACGGGGCACCGCAACGAGTTCCGTATACGTGAAAGCTGCTACCTCTGTGACAAAGAGTTTGTAGACAGCAAGCCTCAATGCTCGCACCCAGAAGCAACGCCAGAAGTCGTGCAGGCGGCGCAGATTCTTAGCGGCGTAGAATTCTGCGACCACTTTTGCTGTGGGATGCCAGCCAATCTGTGCAAGGCAGTCAGGTTGTCACACGCGCTGGCCGCAGCCCGCCAGCCGATAACATTACAGTATTTAACCGACCTGCGACGATGGGCGAATACAGGGTCGGAGAGGACGATGGAAGAGCACGCGCTAGGAGAATTTTTCCTTGTAACAGATGTGAAAGACCTGCTGGCAGCCCGCCAGCCGAGCGAGCAGCGGGTACGCGAAGTTACCTCAACTAAGGAGAATGGTATGAGAACATTTACGAGTGAAGAGGCAGCGCAAATTGTGGAAGCGGAAGTTGCGAAGTTAAAGTCAGCTATTGAAACATCAAAAGTGAATGCACCTGACCCGCTTGCTACCGCAATGTTTGAGGCTCAACTTGCGGAAGCGGAAATACTGGCACTCAAGTTCAGGCAAATGTAACTGTGCGGCTCTCCAGCTAGGAGCCAGCACCAAGCAATTCAGGAGCAGAGACACATGAGAGCTAACGCGAAGCGCAGCGAAGTAACGTTGACCATAAATGATAATGCCCCCGATGCGTGGGTGGAGTCCGTTGAGATAACTACAACGATTCCGCACAGCTATGCGCAACTCCTAATTCAAGATGACAGCGTTTGCGCTGCGCTAGAGAAAGACCTTAAGCGGTTCTTGGAAGGTAAATGGGTTGAGCAAGCCAGCCAGGAGCCAGACAAGGAGGCAAAAGCCGAATGAGCGACGCTGACACGATGGCGGTCCTGCATTTTCTCGTTGAGCATGACTGCGGAATAGACAAGTTCTATTTCGACACGGACGGCGGCATTGTTATCGCTGAGAACTGCAACGATTTGTTCTTTTGGGCGTGCGCCGACGCCGAAGACATTACGCCTCGGGACCTGCCTCTCTACGAACAGGCCATCAAGGACTGCGAAGCTATCCAGCCATCATACTCGGCCTATGCGGGAACGATTTACGCTTGCCGGAAGCGCGGGATGCGGCCACAGAATCCGTGCTATTCAGGATACCCTAAGGAATTGTGGCCTCTCTTGGATGCCGCTGGGCCTGAGCGCGATGAGAAAACGGCAGGCTCTCGCAAGCGAGCAGAAGAGGAGTACGAGGCCAAGCAAAACATGGTGACCTGTGAGACCTGTAAGGGAATTGGTCGAGTGGAGCGCCCGCCCAAGCAGTCCTGAGCGCGGGCCAGAGAGGAGCGAAAGATGTGGTGGAGTAAAAAGGAACCTGAACCACCGAAGCCGGACAATCCGTTAATGGATGCTTTCTGTGACCGTTGCAAGCGACACCTGAAAGATGAATTGGCTTGCGATGTTTCGATGGAGAAAATCGATGGCGGAATCAAGCTAGTAATAAGTGATGCGTTGCTATGCCGCGACTGTGTGCCGATAGTGTTCTTCGGTGCGAGCGGCCTAGCAGGTAAAACGAGTGAGCCAGCAGGCACAGGCAAACAGTCGGAGGGGAGCAGTGAGAACTAGCGTAATGGACAGCGAGGCGTTGAGTGAATTTGCAGCAGGCATCCGGCGAGCGACGATTGAGGAAATCGCAGAGTTCGTGGAGACACACTACTGCGTGATGGACCCGCAGCGGCCAGGCGAATACATCATTGAGCAGCGCACGAAACATCCATGCGAACCATTGGCAAAAGCTATCCGGGCGTTAGCTGGGCCTGCAACACCGAAGAATGTTTGACCCAGAGCCACCGGCACATGAGAGCTGAGGGCACCGAGTAACCTGATTTTGTGACACAATCTGACACGCCGAAAGGCGACAAGGAGAGGAACACTTGAAAGTAAAAATGATCGTAGTTGCAGTTTTGGTGATCGGGCTCGCGGTAGGAGCCTATTTCTTCGGGTCGTACCACGCGACTCACGCGAGCGATGCGCTGGCACCTTGCGTGGCCGGCCCAAATGAACTTTGTCCCAATGATGATTTCCGTCAGGAGATCGTCACCGCAAAGGCGCTTCAGAAGCAGTATCAAATGCTTTCGCAAGATCCCAAAGTAAAACAATTGATAGCTCTCGGAGACCAGATCGACGGTATGAGCAGGCGAATGCAGGCGCAGATCACGCAAACGCTTAACTCAAATCCTGGTCACCAGTGGGACGGGCAAAAAGAGAAGTTCACGCCAGCGCCCATTCTCCAACCTACAGCTGCGGCACCGCCATCGGTACCTGCGAAAAAGTAAAAGCTCCGTGCTCATTTGCTTCTCGCATTCACAGACGGTCTAATCCGCACGAACCACTTTGACCAAGAGTGCCGTGCGCTTGCAGATCGTCACTACACACGACGACCGGGAAGCATTGGGAAGAAACAATTCTGCTACTCAGGACGGAAGTTGGTTTTACGGAACGCGGAAGGCACGATTCTCTTTGTGTGGATGTGGCCGCAAGACGATAAACGGATGGACGGTCGCGTTGGATACAACTGCGCCATCTTCCGCAACGAATCGTGTCGCGAAGCAAGTTCCATCATTCTTGAAGCCGAAAGACTGGCGGTCACAAAATGGGGACCAGGACTAGCCTATACATTTATCGATGCTCGCAAACTCGGGACACAAAAAAAAACGAGGTGCTGAGTTCTGCCCTTTTCCAGTAGGCCGATGTTATCTTCGCGCTGGATGGCGGCACACTGGATTCACGAAGACTGGAAAGCATGTTTTTGAAAAGGAGCTCGTGTGGACATAACATGAAAATAAAATCGATCACAGACTTGAGACTGGATAACAAGAATGCCAATCTCGGCACAGACCGCGGCAGAAAAATGATTGCAGAATCACTCGCGAAATACGGCGCGGGTAGGTCCATTTTAATTGATCGTTCCGGTCGCGTCATAGCGGGAAATAAAACTTTAGAAGCAATCAAAAAGAAAGGTGGTCGTATCCGTGTCGTAGAAACCGATGGCAAAGAATTGGTCGTGGTTCAGCGCACAGACCTTGACCTTGATTCAAAAAAAGCAAGAGAACTCGCCATCGCCGACAATCGCACAAGTGAAATTAATCTAGACTGGAATACCGATTTATTGAAAGACTTGAAACTTGATTTCGATTTGGATTTATCATCTTTCTGGGATGATCGCGAACTAGTGCAGTTCTGGGCCACACCTCAAGAAAGCGGCGTTCCACATCCAAAGAATGATATTGCATCGAAACTCGCAAGAAAGTGGAAAACACGGCTAGGGCAAATATGGGGAATCGGTCGGCATCGTCTGATGTGCGGAGATGCGGGATCGAAACAACACGTTGCATCTCTAATGAGTAAAGAACTTGCGAAGGTGGTTTTCACATCCCCCCCCTATTTCGAGCAGCGTAATTATGAAGGAAAGGATTTCGACTGGGATGCGATGATGCAGTCAATGTCCGACGCATTGCCGGCAGATGATAATACGCAGGTCTTAATCAACTTAGGACTTGTTCATCGGGACTGCGAATGGCTTTCGTATTGGGATTCATGGATCAACCACATGCGTACACTCGGATGGCGGAAATTTGGTTTTTATGTGTGGGATCAAGGTAGTGGCTTGCCTGGAGACTGGATGGGAAGACTTGCGCCATCCCATGAATTTGTATTTCATTTCAATCGTGAACGGCAGAAACCAAACAAAATAATTCCAACGAAACCAAACTCGCAGAAATTCCGAGCGAAGAAAGATGCGCTACGTCATCCTGATGGTCGAATTCATACTGCTTGCTCTCCTGAACTCTATGGTCAGGACCACAAAATCCCGGATTCCGTAATTCGCATCAACCGGGAAGCTGCGAGAGGAGTTCATACTAAGGGGCATCCAGCAGTTTTTCCTGTAGAACTATCTAAATTTGTTATCGAAGCATGGAGCAAAACGGGAGAAATCTGCTACGAGCCGTTCTCTGGTTCCGGCACTACAATCTGCGCGGCCGAGCAAACTGATCGTATTTGTTACGGAATGGAGATAGAACCAAACTATGTGGCCGTCACGCTCGAGCGCCTCCATGAAATGGGGCTAAAACCGAAACTTCTTACTCGCGTATAAATAACGCGATAAATAGCCAGCATTGATACGGTTTAATAGGAGTGTTGAAGGACAAAACATTCGCTTACGTTTCGCCTTGACAGCCAAACCCTAATTCTGTACATTTAGCGCGTACTTGGATTGACACCCGAGTACAGGAGGAAATCAAATGAACATACAAACTGCTAGTGAATGGCTCCGTCAGGGATGGCTTGAAGGTGAATTGCCTGTACTTGACCACTCGACAGCGCAGGAATTTATTGAGCGCGTCGGGGCGCACATCTACCAAGCACATCTGGACGGGCAGTGGGATTACAGGACGTGTGAGAGTGCGTTAGAGTCGTTGAATGTGTTGGACGATCTCTGGCTCGGTATGCCCAACGTGCCGGAAGTGCAACCATGATCTTGGCTATTATTTGCGGGACAATGGTTGCAATCTTTTCCATCACTCTTCTAGCGGTCCTCGTGCGGACAGGAGAAGGTGAATGAGCGGCATACCACTGTCCATCGTAAGTATTCGGCAAGAGATTGACCTCGTGACCACATTTGACTATCCACCAATTCCGATTCGCTGCTTGGACTGGAGCGCGATCGATTCAAATACCTATGACGCCAGTTTCGAAGGAAGCGACGAAAGCGGCGACCACTGGAAGTCAGGACCGATAGGGCATGGGAAGACCGAGAACGAAGCTATCCAAGATTTGTTTGACCAATTGGAGGCTGCATGAGCACTTATACTCGCCAACCTCAAAAGACTCTTGCGAAATGCCGCGTACCCGACTGCAAGTGGATGCGTATTTATTGGGATGATCCGACGAAAATGAATCATGCAGTTCGTGCGGCCCATGGACTCAACACGCATGTCGCGCGAGCGCATCGTGTGAAGGTGCTCATCAATGGACGCTAGATACGACTTTGATCTTGGCTCGGGGTGCATGGTTGTCTCGCGTCCTGCGGGATTTCCTCCCACTCCGCCTTGCGTGGACCGTCATCCTCACGGTGGGTACGTCAAGCCCACCACTAAAATGGAGCGGTCATGATAAGCGGATTGTTCATCTTCGCTACGCTCTGTACAGCCGCAGCGTTTCTATTCTGGCTAACCACGCCTGATGCTTCGGTCCCTGCGTGCGAGGAGCGCGACGCCTACAATGCGAGTCTCGCAACCGGCGCAATCGCGTTCGGTATTATCCTGGCCATCGGCTTCATCGGCTTAGGTCTCGTGTCCCTTGGCTGGCGTTGGTTGCACAGCGCGGTGAGGCCGTGATGGAACCAACGATCACGATAAATGGCGTACTCCTAAGTAAAGCGCAGGCAATGACGCTTCGATGCGCGCTTGAAAGTATGATGATGGATTTACGCGCTCCGGATGTCCTTGGCAGCGATACGGTAGGGAGATCAATAACGCAAGGATATCTGGAACGCGGCCAAGAGATTCGCGAATTGATATTTAAGAAAGGTTGAACATGACCGACGAACAGACAAAAGAACTCGCATATCGAATACTCGGTTGGGCGCTGCGGCATCCGTTCTGGGGCGCCGTGTTGGCATTCGGCGCCATTGCGTACTTTTTTGGTGTCCTGTACCTCTTCTCTTTGGTAGGCCAAAAACAAGCCGTAGCTTGTCCAACCGACCGACCTATACTTATGCTTTCAACTCTTAGCCTTACCGAAGCAGGCAAGGTCGAATGTTCGACTGATGGTAAAACTTGGTTCTATGCCCGCTCCGATGGAACGTGCCATTTGGAAGATACTCCAGATGGACCGAAGTGGGAAAGCAAACCGTGATCTTGCAAGTCGAAATCGCTCCCGTGGAGAATTGGTGCGCGCAAATGCAGGAAGCACAAGGCGCAAAGGTTGTGATGCGCGGTACGTTCGTCCAAATCGATACCGAGAAGATGCGCAGCAAGCCTGAGCACTGCGGCGGTCGCGAATGGCAGATCGTATCGTTCCCGTCTTACGCTCATGCGTGGAACTGGAAAACTGGAACGGAAATGGAACCTAGTGGCGGCTGGATATGTGAGCACATGCTCTTGATCGGAGACTGAGATGCGCTGCTACAAATGCGGAATCGAAGTCGGGCCAGGACTCCACAAATGTCCCCTTGGGAATCCCGTCTACTACGCCAGTGATCCATTTACTGAACAATGCGCCTGTGGCCATAACCGATTTATCCATTCCTCTGCGGGCGATTCCTGCTATGGCGCGATGGAGTGCTCGAAAAGAGAGATATCGTGCCTCACTTCTGTTGTCCCCCATGAGCATCGCTGCGACTGTAAAGAATTCCGTCCCTCCCAATTGGTGCCATGAGCGAATCCCGTACCATCCTCTGCAAGTATTCCTGCGAACTCTGCGGACTCGTCAAAGTAGACTGCGCGGTCCCCATACGCGCGTCAGATGAAGACGTGTGTCACTGGATGGAACAAGTCTGTATCGTAGCTCTAGCCAATGACCACCGGCGCCGCAGTCCCTTCTGCCAAGCCAGAGGACTAACGAACCTCATGATCCCCATTGATGGCGCGGAATATATCGGAGGGCCTCCAGTTCAATAGGTACGCACAATTGCTCACCGTTGCGCATCCCTGCGCATTCGGGTATATAATTCTCTGGCGGCTATGAACATCCCCAAAATTAAGTTCAAAAGAAAACGGGGCAGGCCCAAAGGTGCCAAGGATCGAATGAAGCGCACCATTTCGCCTAACACTCTCAAGAATCTTATCCCAGTAAAACCCGGCCAGGTGCTCAACCCCGAGGGCAAAAACGGCCGGCGTCCGGTCACTGACGAATACACATTGATTGGTGATTGCGTGCTCCCGGACCCGCTGCGATGGAGACTCAATGCGCTGTTAGGCTGCCAAGCATGCGCGTACTTGTCGGAAGCGATGAAGATGAACCCTCGCCCCGACTTGCCAGCGAAAATGGAACATGCCGACTATTTGCCCGAGGGAATTACTTTCAATCGCACGCTTGGATTCCGCGCCTACCTCGAAGGCATCGTGAGTGGTGACGTTCACGCAATGACGGAAATACGCGAAGCCCAAGAAGGCCGGTCAACAATGCGCATCGAGTGGACGGGTCGCAGAGATCGGCTTGAAGGACTCATCGGCGCACTCGCTGCAGCTCGCACCAATCCACCCGCGACGTCACCGCCAGATGATTCCCCGACTCCTACGGAAGAGAAATCGTGAGTCCCAGGCACACGCTTGGTATCCGGACTTAATTACGGCCCACGCATTCACGATTTTGCTCTGCGCCCTCTCCACGAGGATAAGCGCATCAATATCCTCGATGGATCTGTACGCTCTGGGAAAACTTGGGCTCTGCATCCGAAAATCTGGCAAGCGTGTTACAGCGAAGTTCCTGGATGGCGCGTGCTCATCGGCCAGACGGCCGGCACGGTTTACACCAACATTCTCAAAGACCTCTTCGACCTGATTGACGACCGCGATTATTCCTACAGCCAGCACACAGGACACTTGAGCATCTTCGGTACGGAATGGAAAATACTCGGTGCTCGAGATATCGCTTCGGAAAAATTCATTCGTGGCAGCACGGTGGGCGTAGCCATCGTCGACGAAGCTGTGCTCATGCCCGAATCCTTTTGGGACATGCTTCTCACCCGTATGTCGCCCGAAGGCGCGCGGCTCTACGCTACGACGAATCCCGACAATCCGATGCACTGGCTCAAGGTACGCTTTATTGACAAGGCGCTCGGAGAACTCCAAAAGGAATTGTTCCATCTGCACATGACGATGGAAGACAATCCGAATCTCGGCAGAGATTACGTGGACACGCTCAAGAAATTCTACAAGGGCATGTTCTACATGCGCTTTATCCTCGGACTCTGGGTCATGGCGCAAGGCTCAATCTGGGGCGATGCGTGGAGCGATGAACTCATTTATGACGAAGCACCGATCACGCTCAAGAATGCTGGCGGGCACCAAGACCACTGGATCAGCAACGACTACGGAACAAACCATCCTCACGTTTACCAAGAATTCTGGGACGATGGCGATACGGTTTGGCTTGACCGCGAATTTGTGTGGGACAGCGAACAAGAGATGCGCCAACTCACGGACGGCCAACACGCGGACAATCTCATCAAATTCATGGGGAACCAAGCCTGCCAAGTTATCATTCCGCCCGAGGCTCTCAGTTTCCGAAACGAATGTGCAGGGCGCGGAATATGGGTAGCTGAGGCAAAGAACGAAGTCACCGAAGGATTGCAGACTGTCGCCGGCATGATGGCAATGCGGAAACTGCGTATCAATCGGAAATGTGTGCGCACGCTCCGGGGGATCATGGCCCACGTCTGGGACCCCAACAAAGCCAAGCGAGGTGTCGAGGAGCCCCTAAAGCAGAACGATGATGAAGCTGATTGCCTTCGGTACGGACTACACACCAAGATTCCAAAGTACCGCTACATGCTGGCAGCGGCTTAGGCTATACTTTCCGCGAGGTGGCCTATGCCGAATTACCCGTTACTCGCGACGGGCCAGCAAGCGGTAACGACCGGCCCCGCGCAACCGTTGCCCTCCGTAGTCCCGCAGAATCCCCTTGGAGCAGTGCTCAGTGGCGGAGCAGTCCGCGGCGAAGGCGTCCATGTAAACCTTGCCGCAGTCGGTGGAGCGCTGTTCTACGGCAACAATAACGGTGTTACGACAGCCAACGGAAAACTTATTTCAGCGGGTGCCTCGGATGCGTTCGATGTGAACGACCTCGCGCAAGTCTTTGTGGTCTCGGCCGCGAACGGCACGAGCACGGCGAGCTGGTCAGTCACGAACAAGTGAGATTCCATGGATATTAAAAAACTCAAAAGTCTCATACCGCTCACCGACGTTTTCGAACTTGAGCCTAACCACAGTTATGCAATACGAATTCCAACTGGTGGGGTAGGCGAGGTTTTCGCAAAGCAAGTCAACTTAATAAATGACCTCCTGCAGCCTCAGAATATAAAGTTTATTATTTTCGCTGATGATCTTGAGTTGTCTAAAATTCAGTGAGAGCCAAAACCAAAAAGCGCATCGCCCGCGACCGCATCGCCAAAGCCAAGAAAAACGGTCACGCCAATGGCAATGGAGTCGCGACAGACGCGACCGATCCTCTCCGTCAAACCGGCATCGATTATTTCGTGAACATGGTAGCCAGGATGGGATGGGGTAGCCCATCTTTGACTGAGGGCACGGATTATGAAATGGTCCGGCTCTCAAATAATTACTGGTTACTTTTGACGCTTTACAGAAATCACTGGCTCGCGCGCCGAATCGTGGATGGCAAAGCCGAGGATATGGTACGAGCATGGCCAAAGCTCGTGTCCGATATTGACCCAGAGGATATCAAGACTTTCAATCGGACGATTCAGCGCACATATTCGCCATACAACATTTGCCGAGCCTTGAAGTGGGCACGACTCTACGGCGGAGCGGGCGCGCTTATTGTCATCAAAGGCCACGAAAAGATTCTCGCAGAGCCACTCGACCTAGATGACGTGAACCCAGGTAGTTATCTAGGACTCATCCCGTTTGATCGTTGGGTAGGCATCTGGCCCGAAGATAGCGAACTTTCGGAAAACTTGCGGCATCCTCTCGAATGGGGACTACCAGAATATTACAACTGCTACGCGCAGGACAAAGGTCAAAACTTCCGCGTGCATTCCAGCCGCATCTTGAGATTTACAGGTCCAGAGATTCCTACGCCAGAACTCCAGGCGCAACTCTATTGGGGTATTTCGATCCTCGAATTGGTCTATGAAGAACTACGGAAAAAGGACAATGCATCTTGGTCGATCTTGCAGCTCATGTTCCGCGCAAATATTATTGCGCGTGTCGATCCCACTCTTGACCAATTTCTCGCTGGACTAGGCGCTGGCACTCAGGCACAACAACGACTCGCCAGTGTGCTTCAGGCACAGAATGAAATCCTCTCGAATCAGTCCATGCTCATCCTTGGTAAAGATGGCGACATGAAAGCGGTCCAGTATTCGTTCGCCGGCATGAGCGAAGTCTATCAACAGTTCCAGATGGATGTGGCGGGCGCAGCCGAAGATACCATCACGCATCTTTTTGGCCGTACCATCACTGGCTTGGGACAAACAAACGATTCCGACGAACTCCTCTATGAGCAGCGCATTGCAAAAGAACAAAGCAACCATCTGCGCCCTAACTTGGACAAACTTTTCCCCGTAATCTTGATGAGTGATTTTGGCGAAGTTCCGGACGACTTGGATATGTCTTTCCCGTCGATCCGCGTACTCACCGAGGAAGAAAAAGCAGAGCTAGTTACGAAAGCCTCTGCACCGATTCTTGCTGCTTACGATTCGGGCGTGATAGGCCGCAAAACAGCCATGCAAGAATTGCAAGCCTTGGGCGAAACCACGAATGTCTTCACAAACATTACCGACGAACAGATTAACGAGGCCGAAGAGGAACCTGAACTGCCTGGCGAGGAGTTGCTCGCTGGCATCGAAGGTAAAGGACCAAGTCCTGGTCATCCTGAACGTCCTCAATCCATACTGCGCAAAACGGGTGCTGCAGATGCGGTCGTCGCAGATGCGCGCTCATTACATAAACGCATCGTGTGGCACGGACTGGATATCTCCATTGAGAATGAAGCTGGCTCGACGCGCAAGGGCAAAGACAAAGGCGGCAACGATTGGGAAGTGACACTTACTCACGACTACGGGTACCTGCGCAACACGAGAGGCACCGATGGGGACCACGTTGACGTATTTGTAGGGCCTGACCCAAACTCAGAGGAAGTCTACGTCATCCACACAATGAAGGCACCCGACTTCATGGAGTTCGATGAGGATAAATGTTTCGTTAATTTTGGTTCGCAAGCCGAAGCACGCGCTGCGTTCTACTCGAATTATGACCGGCCTGAGCATTTTGGTTCAATGGAAATTCTGCCAGTTGGAAAGTTTATAGATCGCGTTCTCGCGACAAAGAAACGACCGCAGATGATAAGGAGCTAAACTATGCCTCCACTGAAACCGGCAAGTTGGCGCAACACTCCTATCGGCGATTCTGGTTTACCATCAACGCTTCCCGAATCGACAAATGTGGATACTTGGTCTCCCGAAGCACGCGAGGCCGCAGCCGCAGCGAGAAAAGCAAAAGGTAAGGAACCTGGGCCGTTCGAGAAAGGTATTAGTGGCTTCGAAGGATGGATGAGAAATTCCCTGACTGCCGAACAGCGCAAGAACTTGACGCCCGAGAAGAAGGAAGCAATGCGTAAAGCCTTCAATAAGAAATAAAAGGAGCGATCATGCCACCACTAAAACAAGGACAACCACCCGTATCGGTAACAGGTCCACCGGAGCCCATCAATACAGGCGGCAAGTGGCGCAACACAAAAGTGGAAGACGCGAATCACCGCACAGAACTCGCCAGAGGCGACATGCCCCGCGTCCCCGCAAAAGCCACCTCGGGCGCCGCTGACACGAATACCAACTTGGTTGACGAAATGGCCAGTGGGTTCAAGGTTCTCGAAAACCAAGACTGGGATAAACGAAAACCCTAATTGTGCGGCGTTGCTGGAATTTCCGCGACTGGCGCGGCTGGTGCTACTTCTTCGACATGGGCTGCCTTGACTGGCTCTTTCGTAACTTTCTTCGACTTCGATTTCTTTGTGGATACCTTTGGCTTTTTCATAACGTCCTCCATGTAAATCATGGCCCGAAGGCAGGCGTAAGTCTGTCCCAAAGAAGGCCATGCTCACAAAACATATAGTTGCGCACAGTTGCGCACTTGTAGTACAGTTGCGCACATGCGGATTACAGTCATCGTGACTGACGAGGAATACGCACAAATACAGGCTCTAGCGGATGGCCGACCGCTCAGTTCATGGATAAAACGGCAAATACTTTCCCAGCCCGGAAACGGAAGTAGTCATGTTCAAAATCGTGGAAGTAAAAACCCCGCTCGGACTCCAGACGCTAATCTGGAAGGACGGAGCGCTGGCGCGACCGGAGGATCTGGCCGTCGCCGAGGTCATCGACATTCGGGTACGCTTGGAGCAGTTGAAACCGTTGCCCACGACGCAATCCGGCGATCTGGAAGCGCTCCCGAATCTTCGACCGATGTGGGGACTGTCGCGAGTGGAGATGCTGGATTGGGAAGCGCTCCAGCGGTGAAACCCTGCAAAACTTGCGGGATGGCGTTCTGCAAAGGACACGGGAAATGACTATGAAGAAAATAATCGCTCTTGGAGTTCTTTTGCTTTGTTCTGCGCATGCGCAAGCTGGCCCTATTGATTGGACGAAGCGTCAGTTCCGCGACCATCCTATCCGCACGCGAGTCGTAACTACGGTCGTAGCTGGTGTGGTTTATGAGGAGGGGCTCCGTCGTTGCCGCATCCCAAACGTCGAGAACTGCCAAGGGCATTACGGTGCCGCGTGGGGTGAGTACGGAACAACCATGGCACTTGATGTCGTGGGGCAGATTGTAGGATACAAACTCGGCGGCAAGGTGGGGGACAGCATTAGCTACGGGAGCAATCTCGGAATCATCGGCTGGGGTGCTTACCAATGGCACGGCGGCCTGAACAAACCAGCGGAAGACAACTGGACGGAAACGAGCCACGTTGATTTGTCGCACGTCGTAATTCTGCATCACTGATTCTTATGAAGACAGGCGATCATGTCCGCGTCACCACGAAGCCAATCCCTATCGCGGAGCTAGGTCAACCTCTTCCAGAGCGGGCCAGCGAAGGTAATACCGTAGAGACGACAGCGCCGCATCCTCATGCCGGAAAAACTGGAATCATTACGGAATTGCTTGGCGTGCGCTTGACGGGACCGGGCTGGCCTCCGCGCGCAATGATTAGAATTGACGTCGGCTACAAAGACGCGGGCAACATCATGATCGTGTCGCTAAAATATCTGGAGCCAGCATAATGCTGGTCGTTTGGTTCAGGAATGGGAAACTCTACAAGGCGCACGCTTACTCATCGCGGACTTGGCGGCGCGCTGCGAATAGTTGGAACGAATATGCGCAACTGTGGAACAAGCGATTCGGTTACGACAAGAATGTAGTGGGTGTTATACCGGAGAGTGTTTTGTGGAGTCTCATGCAACCGCATCACGAATTACCAAAGCATCTGCCAAAAGAAATCTTGGACTCGCGGCGCAAGATTCGCGAACTGATGCGTGTGGCCCCATGGGGAAAGTGGGCTAACTAGGAGGAATATGGCTGAACCAAAAGTAGCAAGTTTCGAAGGGTGGGCTCTCGTGGAGATGTTTGGTCACGCAAAGGAAGTGGGCTATGTGACCACGGAAGCGTATGGCTCTGCGGTCTTATTCAGATGCGACACCCCTGAACTTCCTGAACGCGAGTACGTTCTCGAAGCACCTGAATATGCCATGGACAGCGAGAAAGGAACGAGGTGGGTTCCAGCGGGCGCGAAAGTAAAACGCCCTGCCTCGCCAGCGAAGTCTCGACTAATTGGACCGGGCGCAATCTACTCCATCACTCCATGTACGGAAGCGACCGCACGCGCTGCTCTTGAGAGAGTGATTCGGCGCGAACTCATTCTTCTGGAAATGCCTGACAAGGAAAAACTCCTCCAAGCACCAGCGCAAGATCGGACGTTCGCCTGTTGCGGCGGGAATCCAGAAGACGGACACAGGGCACATTGCGACGTAGAAGACGAAGAGGAGATTGAGCAAGAGGACGAAGAACGGATGCCATTTTGATATCCATTTACAACCCACAACGACGGGCGAAAGGGAGCGACGGAATTAGTCTGCATACTAGTGGCAGGTCGCTCCCAAGTAGCCAGAAAGAGCGTTTGGAATGCCCAGCCCAAGAGCGACTTTTAAATTTCTCCTCTTCTTCTTTACCTGCGGAATGATTCGCTGCGCATATCGCGGATTCGTTCTGCCTTCTATTGTGTGCGGGTTAGCTTGCGCATGGTATTGTTTCGTGCTCTCGCGGACAGTCGATGCGTAGGCATTGGAAATTGATTCTCTTTGTGGGTGCTGTCCTTGTCGGTATCGCGTTGGGATTCAAAGTGCTCTACGATTTTCTTTCCAGCATCGGCGGGTAATCTGTGATGGCCTCGAAACGACTCACCGAAGAAACGCGCATCGGATTTATGGAGAAACGCACACTCGAAACGCTCCAACTCTCATGCTCTGAGTGCAAGGCCATTTTTTACTACGTGAACGATCTGGACGACCAACTCAAACCAACGTATTGCCCCGAATGCGGCCGTCGAGCAAAGGAATGATTATCTGTTTCACTTTCGGTTTGGGGCTCGCGATGCTTGGCTGGTGGCTATGCTGGCGCATGGACCATCGTAAGAAAATCCTATGAGCACGACACTCACTTTCCCTGTCCATCCTTTCGACGAAGAATGCAGAGAGTTCGATCTACTCGCGCCTAGCGTGTTGGGATGGGCTACGGATGACGGTACGTTCATTCGCATCGAGCAATTGAAGGCTGTGCGTGAAGGCTGCGGAGATGTAGGACGCTTCTTGGATTCCTTGCCAACAAATGTTGTCATCTGGAATGTCGTGAGCGATCGGCTCGAAGGAATGTTGCGGCGCCGTGGATGGCAGCCAGAGACCCCGCAAGGCAGGTTCATCGAACTGTGGCGCAAAGCGTGATAGAATCCCTCGCGTTACCACTCCGCGCTCCCCTGGGCCGGATGATGACACCCAAGCGGTCCATGGCGTAGTACAAAATGAGTTGGTAGTACGCCGGGCACAATAACCATAAGGCCCGGAAATGTGGGTTCGAATCCCACCGCCAGCGACCGTTTTTATTTTGCGCTCTTGGCGGAATTGGCAGACGCGAGAGACTTAAAATCTCTTGGCACCTAAGTAGGCCCGTATCGGTTCGAGTCCGATAGAGCGCACCAAGTTTGGAGCAGTGGCGAAATGGTAGCCGCAACAGATTGCTAATCTGTCGTCCGAAAGGACGTGGGAGTTCAAGTCTCTCCTGCTCCGCCAAATGTGATAGGATTACCGCTATGACGAACGAATCATCTTCGCACTCTCCATCGGAGGGTGCTGCTAAATGGCCGGCAACTGGACTCGAAACCCAGGGCGTCAGAGATGACGGGCGTTCGATTCGTCCACCCTCCGCCAATTCTTGACATAGCAATCCCTTGAGCGTATAAAACTTACAGCGGTGTGGCGCAGAGGTAGCGCGACGGGCTCATAATCCGTAGGTCGCTGGTTCGAATCCAGTCACCGCAATCGGGAACTAGGGAAACGGCTTAACCCGCGTGCCCTGGGAGCACGAGACTCTCGGTTCGAATCCGAGGTTCCCGACCAAATTTGACGAGAGAAAACGAAGGACTCTCGCACGTTACAACCTAAAAACAAGACGCAGTGACCGTGGCCCCTCATTGGAAGTCGTTCAACCGACGTGTTGATTCCAATGAGGGGTTTCGGTTTCTATCGTGATATTCTCGCGCTATGCCGTTCGATCCTCCAAACCGCATCGAGACGGAATATCGCAGGCTAATACAAAAGCTAATAGGAAAGTTCCTGCCTGATGACCTCACGCCTGACAGCGTGCTCCAAGCCTTCGCCAATCTTTCACGCACTCCCGAGGTACTGGAATCCCTTGCAGCATCGATCGCGCGGCGCATGGTCACGCAAATCAAAGTGGTAAATGCACGATCTTGGCGGGAGGCCGCGCGCGAAGCCAGCCGCGGACGTGAAATCTTCGAAGCCTTACAAAAGGAAATGGAAACCGGCGTAGGCCAGCGCGTCCACGAACTCGTCGCCGAGAATGCCAAACTTATCTCTTCGATTCCCGCTACGATTCGCCAAGAAGTGAACAATGAAATTTCTAGACTACAACTCGAAGGTCTACGACCAGAAACAATTGCAGATTATCTACGGAAGAAAGTCCCGCAGATTACCAAGGCGCGGGCCGCATTGATTGCACGGACAGAAACTTCAAAAGCGAGCACGGCATTAACAAGAGCAAGAGCAGAAGATTTAGGGCTTCAATGGGGACAATGGATTACGGCAAAGGACCAGCGCGTAAGACCATCGCACAAAAATCTAGATGGCGCGCTAATGCGCTTTGATGATCCCCCTCAGCCCGAGGCATTGATCGGACAACCCTCCACTCTTGGACGTGGATTGGCTGGCGAATTCCCAAATTGCCGCTGTAACTTTTTGCCGCTCATCTCGCTGGATATTATCGCGTGGCCCACGAAATGTTTCACGGGAGGACGAATTCTCCGGGTAACTCGCGGTCAATTCATAAAACTTTCTGGATTCCAAAAACTGGCCGCATGATTTGAGTTCGCTTCGCTGTGCTAGGCTGCGCGATGCTAGGCTGCGCTGCGCTTTGGGTTTGAATTGCTTCGCTCCGCTCCGCTAGGCGTCGCTCGGCTTCGCTCAGCTTGGCTTCGCTACGCTTCGTGTCCTAAATCTTGCCTGCGCTTCCGCATTCTTGCATTTCGGAGAATGGAAACGTTGTGACTTAATGCGCGGTGTGAATTTTACGCCGCACTTGCGACGTGCGCACCTTCTGACCATGATGCACCTCCGCCCTAGATTGTACTTTCAACTCGCTGAGAAGGAGTAGCACGGATTGTCGCGCTTTCACAAATCCGGCTACGACAGCGAAGTCACAAAAGGCCGTGCGGATTGTTTGGCGCATGAGCGATTCCTGGCTGGCCAGCGCTTCGGCAGATTGCGCTACTTGTCCCTGAGACAAAATGAGTCTTGCCTCGGAACTAGCAGGCGCACTTGTTGGAATTTGTAGAATGTAGAACGCCTTCGAAGGAGCCGATGTTTCACCGCCACTGGAGACCCATATTACATCAACACCACGAATGCAGTAATCGGCGGCATTTGCCCATGCAGTGCGAGTCATCTCTCTGTATTTCTTAGCCACGACCGCATGGGCTGGATTGGAACTGGCGCGAGTCACTTTTGCGAATTCCTCAACCGTTGGTTCGCGTCCAGCTTTTTTCAGAAAGATGTCAATTGCCTTGCCGATCTTATTGGCTTCAGTTCTCGACAAGTGGAAACCAGGGGCCGGGATGTAAGTCTTTGAACTTTTGTCCATGAATCCTCCTTAAAAATATTGGTGCGAGTTTGAAAGGCCATGCTTGGCTTTGCTTCGCTAAACCTTGCTCGGCTAAGCTCGGCTTCGCTTCGCTAGGCTTCGAGTTTGAAGTGCTTTGCAAGTGCTAGGCCTCGCTTGGCCTCGCCGCGCTTCGCTCTGCCGCGCCGCGCTCAGCTTGGCTGCGCTTTGGGTTTGAAAGGCTCGGCTTTGCTTTGCTAGGCTCGGCTACGCCAAGCGTCGCATGGCTTTGCTCCGCTTAGCTGCGAGTCTGCTAAAACTTTGGAACTTCCCGCGCCGATGAAACCTTGAACGTCCCGAAGGTTCCACCATTCTCAGGTCGATAGGACCCAATGCCAATTTCCCCCGCCGTAGCGAGAAGTGACATCAAGTTTGAAAGACTGACAAGGCTCGGCCAATAGGAAATACGGAGTTCCATAGACCAGTCATCAAAGCGAGGGCGATAAATCGGGATGGGGATGTGGCGTCCCATTTTCTCGATCTCGGCAATGTGTTTGTCGTTGACAGGGCCGCTCTTGCTGTTGATGACGATGTAGGGCCGAATGCCATCAGCGAATTCGGACAAGAGATCATGTTCAATCTTTATGCCAGTCATTACGATCTTCGAATTGATTTTGCGAAGACGCGCCACCTTAGCCGCTGATTGGAATACTCCCTTGCGGCCAGTGAATGCTTCGACCGGGTGCAGGTACAATCCCTTGCTGGCCCGCAAACGATCCTTATACTCCTTATCTGGATTTTTCACTTTGTTGCTCGGTGCAGCATCTCCGGGATTCTCAATTGCCTGAAGATAATCCGCAGTTTTCGGATTCTGTAGAAGTGGCGTGATGCCTTCGATCATTGCGACCAGATGACTGATGGTTGGCCGCACTATTGGAATAACCTTGCCAGTTTCTCCTTTGGGGACCATCGCGACGGCTGTGTTTGCTCTGCTCATCAAGTTTCTCCTTTGCGGGATTCCCCGCGAGCTAAACGTTTACTATAAATAAGCGTTTACGTCAAGAGGTCTAAAATGTGCTATCCTACCCGTCATGGCAAGCGAGAAGCACGAGCCGCTTTGTCCCTATAAATGAGAAGGAGAAAAATGAAACTAAATGGAGAGCGTTGTTATTTCCCTGATAACATAGCGTCTGTCTATAAGAAATTAACCAAGGCTCCGTTTGCAAAGAGATATACGGTTGGAGTGGATCACGAATGCGCTTTAGGGAAAACATTCGGCATCAAAGAGCAACTAAGACAATCTGACGGGCGCATAGATGTTGTGGATTTTTGGTTAATCATGGACATTCCCACTAAAGAATTAGCAGACTCCTTGTGTGATTTCATAAACAGTCAGTGGTGCCACGCATTCGTCGGAGGCGCAGGGAAGGGGGCGGAGGCGAATAACGTAATATTTGCGGATGTAGAATGTGAAAGAGTGTGGATGCAAAAAGCCGGGACATGAACAAAACGTCAAAGGAATGAAGGAGGACAGATGGAATGACGGTCAATATTTCAACAGCTCTAGAAATCGAAGGATGGATGTCCAGTCTCGAACTTCAGTGGCTATCAGAGCAAGCGGTCACACACGATGTCATCGTCGAGTTAGGTTGCTATTATGGCCGATCCACTCGAGCGCTCGCAGACCATTGCCCTGGCACCGTCTATGCGGTAGACAATTGGGAGATGCTCTGGGAGAAGGAAAAGACATTCAGGAAATTCCAGGAGAATCTTTCCAGTTCGAAAGGCCGCGTCGTGCCAGTCCACGCAGACCACATGAATATCGGGCAATGGCTCTACAAACGTCCCAACATGGTCTTCATCGACGGCGACCACAGGTATGACAACGTGTACCACGACATCGAATACTGGCTGGCTTGGTGCGCTCCTGGCGCTTTATTCTGCGGCCACGATTACACCGAAGGATGGGACGTAGACCGCGCGGTGAGAGCGTTCTTTCCTCACGCGAAGCTAGTGCCAGAGACAAGCATTTGGTGGGAGCAGACCTAACTTATTCCGCCATTCGTGATGTAGCCATGCCAAGCGCATCCGCCTTCCAACTTAATCGATGGCATCAACGTAAGGTTTGCCAGGCTCGTTCCTGAGACTGTCCATCTGGACGGCAAACCTTTGTCCGTGTGACTACCCTGAGCGGGTTTGACGCCGCGTCCTTCGAAGGAGACTTCGCACCAATGCGTTCCAACCGCGCCGCGATTCTTTGCAAAGCACACAGGGCAGAGGAACTCAATCCCTTGTGCTTCCGCGAGCGCTTCGACGCGATGGGTGTAATGCACGGTGACGACACGGCGCTCCGAGGGGCAGCCGCGAGCTCGCCAAGTGAGCGGATCTCCGACAGCAAACTCACGCGGTTCAACGCGGTCAATGTATCGGATGAAACGTGGCTCAAGTTCGGTCAGCCTCATGGATGAATAGGCCCAATGCGTGCCGTTCGTGTCCTAGTCCATGAGGATACATCTCATTGGCGTTCGTCTGGCGCTGAATCTGGAAGTCCACTTTGAGGTTGGAGCGTGTTGACAGCCATTCCGAAATAGATGCGCATAGGATAGACCATCGGGCGTCATGCACCCAGGAGCATTCACCTTTGCCTGTGCCAGCGGTCCCTTTGGAATCCGGAAACATCCGGTCAAACTCCTCATCTTCCAAGATGCAGCGGATATCCACGTCGCGGAAATCCCGCTTGATGATCGAGGAGCCGACTAGATAATTGTGATAGCCGAAAGCGTCATTGAGGATTCGGCATAAAGAATTCAAATGGAAAAACTCAGGGGCACCGATGTAATTTGCGCGGTGGCGTTCGGTTTCCATGTCAATTGGCTCTATTCATTCTAGTTATAAGTTCCGCTATCGTTTCTTCGTTTTTGGTTTCAACGCAATCTTCACAATGGACTTTGCTTCTGCGAAACGTGTTGCGAGTACATCCGCGTCCTTCACCGCGGCATGCCCATAACTTGAAACAGCGAGGTTCGTCACCTGGATGAATCCTTTCCAAAATCATTGTTAAGCGTTCTATCAATGAAGTACCTCGTGAGCCCACAAATCAGCAAAGACTCCGCCGATCAATCCCGTTGTGATGACGCAAAACCACAGCGGTGCGCCGGCAGCCACGGCGACGGTGAGTAGAAATGCCAGGCCCAAGGCGTAGTAGATGTGCCCCTTGCCCTCGCGTATGCACTTCCACACGGGATCAGGGCCGATGAGTTCTGGGTCCATTTATGTCTCAATTCCCCATCCAGCGAGAACCTCTTTTGTCTTCCGCAACTTCTCTTCGAGCGTGTCCGTGTAGATGTGCCACAGGTAGAATCCGCGCTCGTTGAGTTTCTCTTGGATGGCGCGAACGGTCGTGAACTTCAAGCCGTACTTGGCGATATTCCGGCTGAGTGTGTAGTCATCAATTAAATGCTCGGCTTTGATGACTGCCTTTTTTATTCTCTTGGCCTTCTGGCCGCAGCGTGTGCATTCGCTGACTACATCGGAGGTCTCGCTAACCGGAACCTCGTAGCGGCATTGAGGATTCTGACACTGACGCAAATGCGTCGCGCGCTCGTGGACAGTCGGGCTGATATTCGCAACGGCTTCTTCGAGTGTTAGATCGTCGAGAGGTTTCCAGAGTTCGATGCACCAATTGGAACCCACAGTAAACCAATTGCAGGAGCCGATGTGCCGGCCGTCCCGTGCAAAGAAACGGTCGTACTTCCAGCGGTTCCCTGCCATGTCGTTTGCGTTGTGACAGACCGTATCTCCGGACAAATGATTCGTCACGTCGAACATGTCCGGGTGAACGATGGCGTCTGAATCGATCACTATGTTCCAGTCGCTGTCTTTCCCCAACTCGTAAACTTGCAACTTCTCATATACAGGAGGGAAATTGGGAAACTTGCGCTCGGTGATGACGCGGAATTCTGCATCGCACTTTTCCGCGTAGCGCTTGAGCAAGGGATGCGTGAGAGCGGTCATCTCCGGAGCGTAGTTGTCAACATTCACCGTCCACAAAGTTTTTTTCACAATTCTCCTTTTTATGCTTGGTGAATTTGAATGATAGGAGTCGTATGCTTTGCGCGTTCTTTTTCAATCCAGTACCAGACATTTTTATCGGGCACCTTGAACGCATTGGCGATGTGGCGCACAACATCGCAAATCACCAAGCCATATTCCGCTGGCCCCCAGGAGTCTTCCGGCCTAGCGAGGAATGTTAGAAGTTCTTTCTTACCAGGAGCTAACTCCGCTCGTTCGACGTGAATAACCGCGACACGCGCCGCCGCCTGTTCTTCAATGAAGTCAATGATTGTTAGGTCATCATCGGAGAATCGTGCAGGGATAGAAGTTCGTGCAGGATCGGGGCTGCCGCCAAAGTGAGAATTAATAAGGCGTTGTGCTGAAGCTCGCGCCTCACTATATGTCACAGGTCGCCCACGTAACTTTTGGGTTTCTTGGCTCATTTACGCCTTCACTTTCTCTCGTTTGGCAAGAACTCGAATAGCTTGCGCAATGACACTTGTTTTGTTCATTCCTAATTCCATGGATAGCGCATCCAGCAACCTCAAAACCCTAATACTGATGCGGAAACTTACAAGTTTTCGCTCTGGAAGCATCGCCGTGTAGCGTATAGCGAGAGTATTACATTTGTCAAATTTTATCCGCCCGTTTTTCAAACGGCACTATAAGTAGTGGTATCGTTCTTTCGTTCATGCCACTCAAGTCTGGATCTTCGCGGGAAACGGTCAGCAAGAATATCGAAGAGATGCGTCGCCATGGCCATCCCGAAAACCAAGCGGTTGCCGCAGCCTTGAGTAATGCGCGCAAGACCGGCGATGGTTCAAGTCTAGCGCCTCAAGCCGTCAACAAAATGACCGAGATAAAAGACCCGCTGCCTCATGGCGCAAAAGTGGCTCCCCGGAACGCATTGAAACTCACCATAGGTGAGGCGTGATGTGCCCGTCGCCCTCGACCGCCGCGTTGCCTACCATGGGGAACACCTCAGCGACAACATCGCGCGAACCCAAGACGGTTATCTTATTTGCAGGAACGCGGTCATCGCGCGAACTGGCTTCCAGACTTATCGCGTCTCTGAAATCGCCGATCCCCAGGGTTTGCTCAGTGAGCGTTACAACCCCGATGAAGAAATCCAGATTTGGCGCGACCCTTCGGAAGTCTTCTCGCGCGCCACTATCGCAAGTTTTGAGGGCAAGACTTTCACCCTCACTCACCCGGACGAGCTGCTTACTCCGCAGAACGATAACCGTCACAGCCGCGGACATGTCCAGAATGTTCGTCAAGGAGACGAGCCCCTCAGTGATGGGAATTTACCGCTCCTCGCGGACATTATCGTTAAGGACGAGGAAGCTATTCGCGCCGTCGAAACCGGCCAGCGAGAACTTTCTTGCGGTTATACCTATCGACTCGCCCGCGAGGGTTATCGATGGGATCAGCGCGACATTCTCGGGAATCACGTCGCGCTCGTTCAAAAGGCACGAGCTGGCGAAGAGGCCCGCATCAACGATTCAGCACCGGAACCTATTCCTGCTCCGGTCAAGAAGGAGACTCGCGTGAAAAACATTTTCAAGCATCTCTTGGGCGAAGGATTCCGTGTGTTTGCCAAAGACGCACCCTCGGAGGATATCGCAGAAGCCTTGCGCGATCCGAACGTGCTCGCGGCTGCCGAAGCGGTGGATGGCGAGAAAAAGCGCGATAACGTCATCAGCATCGCGACCGATGGCAAAGAGGCCGACAAAGCACCGAAGATGGAATATGTCGGCACGACCAAAGATGGCGTCAAGATTTTCAAGGAAGTCGGCGGGACTGAAACGCGCAGCGCCGGGGTCGACGACAAAGAAAAGCAAGCGGCGAATGATGCGCGCAAGGCCATGCACGACAAACTCGACAAACTCCTCGATGCATCTACCGAGGCCGCGCTCGACGCCGAGATGGAGGAGTTCAAGAAAAAGGTGAATGACTTTGTCGAGGGCGAGGCCCACGACGACAAGCATCCCGAAGGCTGCCGTTGCGACGATTGCATGGACAAGGGCAAAGACAAGGAAACGGAACACGAGCAAGCCGAAGAGGATGCTGCGGACGAGGAAGAAAAAGAAGAGAAAGAGGAGAAAGAAGGCGAAGACGCCGAGATCGTCCGCTCCGAACCCGTGCTCGCGGCCAATGAACGGCCCAAGGGTGCGCTCAAAGCGGCTGATGTCCAGTCATTGGTCGCGGACTCCAACCTGCAACTTCTCAAGTTCCTCAAGCCTTTCGTTGCGCGCTCGAATGACAAGAAGCTGAAAGCGGCGTTCGACACACTCACGAGTTCGCTGAAAAAGATCGTCAAGAAGACGGATACCGGCAATGGCAGTTATGCCGACTTTCTGAAATCTGCAACGACTCGCCACGAAGGTACAGACGCGGACAAAGAGTTCAAGCCTCGCCTGTCAGAAGCGGAAAAGCGAGCCGCAGACGCAGACAAAATCTATGCCGACGCAATGAAGAAAACTGGCCGGCCGTCTGCCAAGTTCCTTCGCAACGGCGCAGGCACGAACTAAACATTTCTGATTTTTTCGGCCCTAACTGGGCTGGTGCTGTAACGGAGAAGGAGAAAAACGATGGGCGCATTCGGACAAGTTATTCCGGTAGTCGGAACTCCTTTTGGGTTTATCGGCGAAGTATCGCGCTCCGGTGGAGGCGACCCGTTCATTCTCGCTCGCCAAGCAAACGTCAACAACGCCAACAACATCAACTTCGGCGATGCCGTCATGCTCTTGCCGGATGCGGTGGGCGGAACCTGCAAGCAGTACCAGGATTGGCAGGCGACTGGCGGAGGTTTACAGGTCGGCGGCTCCGGACTGAACAATGCCAGCCCCATCGTGACGCCGGGCAACCTTGCCGGTATCGCGGTTGGCATGTTTGTTTTCAATGCCGCGATTCCTGCGGGGACCTACGTTGTCTCGATCAACCCCGTCAACGGTCAAGTCACTCTGTCGAAGACTCCGACCGGCGCCAACAACGCCAACACGGTTTTGCAATTCGCAACGCTTGCGGGCTTTGCGACTCGCGAAGTCAAGACGATGTTCACCTACGGTTTGACTCCAGGCGCTCCGGTGCCAAGCCCGACCTTGGGTTACTACATGCCAGGCCAGTACGTCGGCATCCTGACGCGCGGAGCCATTACGATCAAGGTTCCCGTAGGCGCTCCCGTCGCTGGTGGGCCGGCTTACTTGCGCGCCATCGTGAACGGCGGCATCCCGGCCGGACTCCTCGGCGACATCGAATCCAACAACGATGGCAATAACAACATTTTGTTGGACCCCACCGTTTGCCAGGCGTTTTTCAAAAACGGCGCGATGGATGCCAACAACGTTTGCGAGTTGGTTGTGCTTTCTCGAGCTGCTGCCTAAGCATAGCGGCGCTCAAGCAGAGTTAGAACTGGAGGATTGAAATGTTTGCAAAACTCGCGCGGCGTGACGCCGCGATGGACGCGCAACGGGCAATCCAGCGTTTCAATACGATGCCGCGGTGGTCTTACAGCGGCGACAGCAAAAAGCAGGCGCAACTTGCTCTGCAAGTGTGCCAAGACTTGCTCGAACGCGGCCAAGCTATTGACGCGACGACTGGCACGGGCTTGGCCTATCTCGCCTCGATGCTCGAACTGCCAGATGTGAAGCTCGTCGAACCATTGGCAGCGGTCACGCATGCGCGCGATATCCCCATCAAAACCGGTGGCGGCTACGTCGAAGAACTCACCGCATGGGCCGCGAACTACGGATCGTCCGCGAACAATCAGTTCGGCTTGATGGAAAACAAGAACGTCGATGTGGGTATCGTTCAGGCCGAAGTCCTGAAAGGCATCTGGCCGGCGTTTATTTGGGCGCAGGCGATGCGCATTTCGTATGTCGATCTGCAAAAACTGATCGATTCGAAGAAATTCGGGATTCCGGCGCCTTATTCGCTGCAACAACTCCTCGACACCGGCTTGCGCTTGATCTGGAACAAAGCCCTTGATCGCGTAACCTACCTCGGATGGGGCGGCTACGGCGGGTTGATGAACAACTCCGCCATTACGTCTGTGCAGGCTCCTCTCACCGGGACGGGCAATACCGCAACTTGGTCGACGAAGACCACAACACAAATCCTGAATGACTTCAATACGGGCATTATTCAGGTCCAGCAAAACAGCGGTTACGACGTGGAAGGTATTCCCGATACCGCACTCGTGGATTACGAGCATTGGGGCGTGCTGAATCAGCCCATGACCACGGGTGGCTTCAACTCCGTGCTCGAATACATTTTGATGAACAACGTCGCGCGACGCCAGGGCGTCGACTTCGAGATTTTGCCGCTGCCCGACCCGTGGATCAGCACGCAAGGCACAGGCGCAACCAGCGAAATTCTTTTCTACCGCAAGGCCGAAGAGAGTCTCTATCTCAAGATTCCGCAACCTATTCAGAAGGTGTTCACCGTGCCTTCTGTTCAGAGCACGGGATACGAAACGCTTTTCATGGGATGCATAGGAGTCCCACAAATCCTCCGTCCCACGACCCTGTTATATATGTACGGAATTTGAACATAACAAAGGACTTAGGCGTATAATGGTCGCATGAGCGGCCAGAAGGTAATCAGCCGAAGTGAAGCAATATCACTCAACTCGCCGATGTACTTCACGGGGAAACCGTGCAGCCAAGGCCATGTCGCCCCGCGTTACGTTAACAATTTCACTTGCCTTCTTTGCGGGCGTCGCGCTGCGCGAAATTACTCGGCAAGAACATTTAAGCGGGACCACGAAAAACTCTTGCTCCGATGTCGTAATTATTCTCGAAGGCGATGGCGAAGTTTATCGCCCGAACAGCGGGAAGCGCGAAGAAAATATCTTCGTGACTGGCGCGAGGCCAATCCTGGATCAAGTGGGCGAGATTACGCGAACAAAATGCAGGCGGTCCCGCCGTGGCTCACCTTGCAGCATTGGAAGGCCATCAACAAACTTTACACGCGGGCTAAACGCATGACGCGCACAACCGGAATTTCGCACGTTGTCGATCATATTATCCCCTTGCGCGGGGTGAACCTACATGGTGAAGCCGTCGTGTGTGGGCTGCATGTGCCCTGGAATTTGCGAGTCATCACTGAGGCCGAGAACATTCGGAAGCGAAACAGATTTTAACGATTTTCTGGTTTTGGGCCTAACTTTGGAATCCAGTGGGGAATTTCCCCGCGAAGGAGTGCGTCTATGTACGTTATTGCGAAGCGCAAAATTCTGTTTCAAGAATGGAGTCCCGGCAAGCAGGTAGGTGATGACTGGATTCCAGGGAAGGTACTTCGCACCCACCACGTACCGGATAGCAAAGATCCCCAGGAAGTTCCGGATTGGGTAGGCAAACTGGACACTTTCCAAGAGGCCGTCACGCACGAGGACATGATGGAAGTCATCATTCCGAAAGCCAAACCAGCGGCGATTCCCAAGCCTGTTACCGGTGGAGACGCGAAAGACGCGAAACCCGGCGACTTGGGGCTGGTTGATCTCAGCAAACTGAGCAAGGACGAACTTCAGCTCCACGCCTTGGAAGTGCATGGCCTGGAACTAGACGACAAACTGAAAAAAGACGAGATGGTTGCGGCTATCAAGGAAAAGGTCGCGGGCACTGCTTAAAGCAGAAGATGAGGCGCGATGGGAACGCCGGATTGGAATGGGTGGCTGGCCTCGCAATGGGGTCCCTCGGTTGATCTCACCGGCTTCGGTGATTTCAGCGGCTTCGTCAACAACATAGTCGTCGGGTCTAATCCTCCCTATTTCATCCAGGACTTTTTCGCGTTCTACCCTAAGTGGGGTGGGCCTCCGCTTGCGCCTGTTCCAACGGCAACACTCGTGGCGGGGAATCAAGTTGCAAATGTTAGTTCCACGGCGGGGATGGCGGTAGGTAATCCCGTAGCAGGCGCAAATATCCCAGATGGAACATTTATCCAAGCGATAGGCACTGGGGCAATTACGCTTTCGAATGCGCCGATCAATTCTGCGTCTAACGTTCCTCTCACGGTCTGGAATGCTCCACTAGTTCCGATTGCGGTCCTGCAAGTCTACATTGCTCTCGCATCAGCCTCGCTCGTACAGGGCAAGTGGCTCGAACAGTGGACCTTTGCTATGGCGCTCTTTGTGGCACACTTCGCGGACCTTTATGCACGCAGCGAGGGAGCGCCCGCATCGACAGCAACTCAGGCTGCTGGCCAGGGCTTGGCTTTCGGGATTCTGATCGCGAAGAGTGTAGGAGATGTTTCCGCCAGTTACCAGCTCGTAGGCGGTCTTGAAGATTGGGGAGCGTGGAATTTGACTGTGTACGGACAGCAACTCGCGACTATGGCGCGTATTGTCGGCATGGGTCCAATGATGTTGTGGTGAAAGGAGCACTCAATGGCTGAAGCTGGCGGAGATTATAACCCAACAACGGGAACGGTAACATTTCAAAACATCGGTGCGTACGGTTTTATCTACGAGTCTGCGCAAGACCTAATTGCTGCGCATGTGGGTGGTGGCCAGGCTTTGGCCACTCAGTTGGTAGCACAAACCAACCGGATCACTGTAGTCACTAATCCGGGGGACAGCGTAAAACTTCCACTATCCGTCGCCGGACTGGAAATTCTCATCATCAATCATGGTGCCAATCCAGTGCAGGTCTTCGGGGCTGGAACCGACACGATTGATGATGCTGCGACTGCGGTTGGCGTCAGTCAGATGCCAGCTTCGTTTGTCCTCTATTCCTGCGCCACACCGGGTGCGTGGTACACGGAAGGGCTCGCAAATGGATTCGCTGGTGGACTCCAGACAGTATCTACGCTAGATGGAGTCGTAGCGGCTGGCACGAACCAGGGAAATGCAACCGTACTTCCGCCGCGCATGGCCTACAACGTCTCGACTGTGCCTGCCGGAACAGGCGTATTACTTCCACCATCCGTGAGCGGTGCCGAGGTCGCAATTAATAACAACCAAGCTACGAATGCGTTGCTGGTCTACCCGAACGGTACAGACACAATCAATGCTGGCGGAGCGGGCGTAGGTTTTTCACATGGCGCAGGCACAATCGTAATCTACTACTGCTTCACAGCCGGAAAATGGTTTACCAAATAAGATGGGACCAAACGTTACAATTACGCAACGCGGACCCGGAGCGCAACAGGTCCGCAACTCCCTCGACGCCATCATGAAGATGGAAGTCCTCGTGGGGATTCCGCAGGCCAAGACCATCCGGCCAAAGGATAAAATTAATAACTCTTCGCTTTTGTACATTCACACACACGGCTCGCCGATGCGAAATATTCCCGCGCGTCCGGTGATCGAGCCAGCCATCGAAGCGGACGGCAACAAACAGGCCATAGCCGCAGAACTCAAGCAGGCTGTCAAAGCGCAATTCGATGGCGAGCCGCAACAGGCGAAACAATTCATGCGTCGCGCTGGCACCGCAGGTAGTAACGCGGCAAAGGCTTGGTTCACAGACGCTAGAAATAATTGGGCTCCTAACAGTCCGGAGACGATTCGACGCAAGGGTTCCAGTCGGCCCTTGATTGACACTTCGGCTCTCAGACGCTCTATAACTTTCGTGGTAAGAGATATTTAATGACGCCGACCTTGCTCATACTTTTACTGTCTCTCGCCCCACAGCAAGCACATTATCGACATCATGGGTCCGTGCTGCTACCAGACCCGATAGTGACACCAGGAAAAACAAATCCCGCAGTCACCAAGAAAATTTCTTGTTCAACGAAATGGGGAAAAGACGAACGCGCCGTCACGGAAAAGATGAAAGCGCAGGTCTACGCAGCATACGGTACAGGTCCTAAGACGGGCACCTGTGCACCGGTTTCGCATAAGGGAGCTAAAGGAAAAAAGATCACCAAGAATTGTGAGATTGACCATCTGATCTCGCGTGAACTCGGAGGAGCCGATGACCCTACCAACCTCTGGGCGCAACCGTATCTCACGCCAGACCAGCCGGGAGCCTATCAGAAAGACAAACTGGAAAACTGGCTGCACAAACAGGTGTGTAGCGGCAACATGGAACTCCAAGAAGCGCAACAGAAAATTTCTGTAGATTGGTATAGCGCGTACCTCGAAATGGAAAAGCAGAAATGATCGATGTCAGCGACATAGTTTCTGACGCCGATCTCGCGCAAGTTTTTACGATTTTACGGTCTACGGGAACGGGGTTTCAGTATGGAGTTTGGCAGTCCTCGACTACGACGCTTTCCTCGTATGGCCCGGTTCAGCCAGCGACTGACCGGGATATTTCGATGCTTGCCGAAGGGGACCGCGTGAAAGAAGTAAAAGCATTTTGGTCTTCGCAGCCGATTTACGGGACGAACGCGATTGCTGGCGTGGGGCAGTCAAGCGATATCTTGGTTTGGCAGGGTCTCAATTACCGCGTGCTGCATGTGGCCCAGCAGCAAGATTACGGGTTCTGGAAAGCGCTTGCGGTACGCATGAAGTCTGATTAGGAGGAAAGCAAATGTCTTGGAGCGTTGCAGCAAAAGGAAAGATTGAAGAAGTCAAGGCCGCAGTTGCGGAACAGTTTGAAAAGGCTTCGGAATGCGCAGAACCGGAAGAAACTCTTCGGCAAAAAGCAGCCGAACTCATTTCGGACGTTCTGGATGCGCAAGGCTACTTCCCGAATGTCGAAGTCAACGCTTTTGGGAGCCAATCGGTTGGAGATGGCGGTGTTTGCAATTCCCTGAATATTCGTATCATGCCGCATTCGTAAAGGAGCGATTTTGGGCCAGTCTGTCACATATCCGGATTCGAGCATTCTGACTTCGAGCGCTCTCACGCTCCAGCAGATAAACATGGTTTTTCAGCCACTTATCTGCGGGATGTTGGGAGTGCCGAGTCCACAAGATACTTCGCTCGTCCGAGTCATGTATCCAACGCAAGGCGCACCTTTTATCGATGGGCCGGGCGATGACGTCTGCTTTTTCCGTTGCATGCCCCGAGAAGATCCCTACACGCGAATTCGCGACCGTTTCAACTGGGGACCGCAAGGATGGGGCGACAACCTTTTCGGACTCGAACCCTATGGGGGGGCCCTCAACGGGAATCCCGCGCTCACCGAACAGTGGAATTACACGAACGCCTGGGCCGTACACTTCACGTTGTATGGTCCGAATTCTTACGACCGCGCGCGAGCTATTCGCAGCGCGTTTTATCAGGACTACTTCACGAATCTTCTAGCGCAGAGCAACCTTTTTCCCGTGAGCGATTTTCCTGAACCGATTCGCGTTCCCGAAGAAAATGGCAATGGTCAATGGTTCGAGCGCGTGGATATGGAATTCGAAGTGTATGAATTTGTCACAGAAACGATTGCGCGTCAGACCGTGGTCAGCGAGGAAGTCATCCTTGAAACCGATACTTCGGGAACAACGCTAATCGCCGATATCAAGGTTGCAGCGCCAGGTTACGGCGCTGGATCTTTTGGACAACAGCCGTTCGGAACTTAGGAGGAATACCATGGCGCCAGGACCGCTCCCAATCAGTGATTTTATTCAAGTCAACGTGCAGGCCGCTGTCGGCCAGGTGGCTGTTCGTCCCTTCAATCAAGGATTGATTGTTGGTTCTTCGCCAGTCATTCCGTCCTATGGAGCGAATCCGCGTTTGCGTCAGTACGCCACGCTCGCGGCGATGATCGCCGATGGATTTACCGCCGTCGAAGGCGAATACCTAGCGGCACAACTCTACTTTGAGCAAAACGAACCTGCGCAATTTGTTTGGATCGGCCGTCAAGACCTCACGGCAATCGAGACAGCCATTCCGCATACGGGTGCGGCCGGCACGGGATACGCCGTTGGCGATACGGTCACGCCCACCCAGGTAGGTTCCTCGAATGCGAAACTGGTTGTTTTGACTGTAGGCGGTAGCGGAAACGTCTTGACACTTGGCACAACGATTGGAAATCAGGGCACAGGCTATGCGCTCGCCAACAACCTGCCAACGACCACGAGTGGCGCGGGCGTCGGCCTCACGGTAGATATCACCGCTGTAGGGGAAACACTCCTCCAGGCCGTTCAAGCCTGTCAGCAAGCAAACCAGCAGTGGTACGGATTCATGTGCATCGGCGCAACGGATACGGACCATCTCGCGCTGGCTGCTTATTCCACCGCAAACTGGCAATCACTCTTTTACTTTGCATCGACCGCCGACGCCGCAGTTGTGAACGGCACGGCTGGAAATATCGCTCTGCAAATGCAAGCTCTCAAGGACCGTGCTTTGCTCAGTTACAACACCACGCAGGGCGGGACATTCCCGAATAATATCTATGCGGCGGCTGCAATCCTCGGTCTCGCCATGGGATTAAACACCGCGACGGCCGGAAGCGCGTTTACGCTGAACTTGAAACCTCTGGTGGGTATTGCTCCTGAACCACTGACGCAGACGCAGTACAACACTCTGGTAACCCAGAACTGCAACACGGTCGGGACGTTCGGTGCATTCATCGGATTCTTCGCTTCCGGAGTTTTGCCAAGCGGAGAATTCTTTGACCAGATTTTGTATCGCGCGATGCTTGTCGCCCAGATCCAAATAAACTTGATGAATCTTTTGGTCAGCGTACCAAAGGTTCCGCAAACGGATGCCGGCGAGCACCAACTCATTGCCCAGGTCGATTCGGCCTGCGCTTTCTTGGCAAGCATCGGTTACATCGGGCCTGGCATCTGGAATGGAGCGCCTGTCCTTGGTCTCGCAACAGGGGCGCCGTTGCCATTGGGCTACTTGAACCAAGCGCCTCCCTACGCCAGCCAGAGTCCCGCTGCTCGCCAAGCGCGGCAAGCCATGCCGATCTATTGCACGATCAAGGAAGCTGGTGCCGTGCATAGCGTCGTAGTCCAGGTCAGCGTGCAACTGTAGGGAGAGACTGTGGAAGATAAGTTACCGAATATCGCGTCAATGAAAATGGTCAACGCCTACGTCTGCTTGGGTCGTGGCCATCAAATCGCGATTCAAGAATATCCGGCAACAGTCAAAGATGAAGGCGGATACGAAAAGGAAGTACCTGCGGGATTCGTGGAACGCTGTATTCAATGCGGCGCAACTCTGGAAGAAATTCGAAGTGGCAACGTAGGAGGAACTTAAAATGGCTGGCCCCGTTCAAACGACTTATAGCTTCAAAGACCTCAGTGGAGTCCTCAACAATCCCCTGCTAGGTCAACCTTTCCAGATTGTCGGCGGAAACATTGGCACTGGTCAAATCAGCATTCGTATGCTCACGCAACGCACGGAATTCGAAACGGCCGCCGATGGCGTCGTCATGCCGTCCTACGTAGCTGGAGCCAGCGGCGAAGCCACGATTGAAGTTCAACAAACATCGGAACTCCACCATGCGCTTCTCGATCTCTACAATCAGCTCATCACGGCTGCGGATTCTGGTGATGTCAGCAATTGGTCGTCGACCAGCCTTACATTCCGCACGGTCCTCGATGGCTCCTATCACACTTTGTCTGGCGTTTCTTTCCAGAAAACTCCCGACAAGCCCTACGCAGCCAAGGGCCAGAATATTACCTGGACTTTAATGGCGGCCCAAATAGTTAACATTTGATCTTTTATGACCATTAACTATCATACTGACGTAAGAACGACAGACCGCAAAACGGTCGGCAATCTCTCGTTGAAGTTCTCCTCTTTCGTAGGATTTACGGATTTTAGCTACGTCGTTATCGCTCAGTCTGCGAAGCGGATGGTATGTTTTGCTAAACATCATCTTTCCCCTTCCTTTGCGATGGCGATCCAAGGCATTGATTTTGTTATTTCCAAGGAACAAATGATTCCTACGATAACATGGCGGATTGTCGCAGTGGTGAAGAACGCATTTTCCTTTTGGGATACGACCATTAAAATATTTCCATGCCTCGCGATGACAGGAAAAATTCCTTTTATTTGTCGTAAAGTATCCATAGCCACTCATCTTGGCATATGGCCACTCAAGGCATTTATCTCCACCGGGAAGAGGTCTTTTCAGGGAATCAAAGAAATAATCCTTCCTCGTGTATTCATGTTGCTTGCAACCACAACTAACAACTCCCCGCGATATAAGATTACTGCTGGCGACCGCTGTATGTTTCCCGCATTTACAGCGACAGTGCCAACGTACTCGACCATGGCGATTGCGTGCTCTGCGAAGTACGCGAAGATAGCCGAACGTTTTTTTAGTCAAATCGACAAGTTTCGTCACGGAGTTCTCCTATGTCAATAATAACAGAGTATGTGGTGCTAATCGAGGCAGGGAATCCATGAACGAGAAAACTAAAATCGTCGAGATTGGCGGTCAGCGTTACCAGATCCGCCGCTTCGCCCCCAATGTCGGGTCATACATTTTAATGCAGATGATTGGTGCAGGACTCAAGGGGCAAAACTTCTCCGAAGCGCCTCCTGCCGGTTCTGCCTCAGCCCCCTCTTCTTCTGCGGCTGAACCTAACGGCGAAGACACAGTACGCGCAATTGTCTTCGCCGCTTTCCTCCGCGGGCTCGAATACGACATGCACAATTTCGTGCAGAACAAATGTCTCGCGATCTGTGCGCTGATGAAAGAGCACGAAGGCACAGAACTTCCGGTGCCTCTGACAAATGGCAGCGAGTGGGTTCCAGAAATCCGAGACGACATGCAACTCGTGATGAAACTCGAAGTGGAAGCAATGGTGTTCAACTTCTCGGATTTTTTCGCCGAGGGAGGCTTGAACGCGCTGGCGGGGAAACGGCCTCTACTTTTGAAGGAATAGCATTCCCCGCTTGGCTTGATTCGTTTCTATGGCGTCCGGTGCTTGCAGGAATGTGGAGACAGTGCGAGATGGAGGACGGCACCTACGATTTTAATGACCTCTGCGAAGTAAATTTCTTGCTGGACTGGAAAGAAGAGAACGCGCGTTTGTATCGCGAGAGTCAGGAGAAAGTGTAGATGGGCTCGGGGACCAACGTACTTTCTGAATATCTCGTGAAGTTGTCTTTTCTCGACGATACGGTCTCCTACGCTCGCTTCGCCGCTGCGCTACGCAATACCTCCTCGCTGGTTGACAACGAATTTTTCCGGATGGGAAAGAAGGTTCTGGAATTCCAAGCTGGCGCCGTAGGAGCCTTCGCCGCCATTGGTGCGGCTGCCATTGGGATCGCGGATAAGACGGCGATGGCCGATCAGGAATACCGCCTGCTCGCGCTGCATATGTACACGTCTTTGCCAGTGGCCCGCGAATTGAAGATTGCGATTGATGCCCTCGGTCAGCCCCTTGAGAACATCATGTGGGACCCAGAACTCGCTCGACGCTTCAATCAACTCGTCAAAGATCAGCGTGCCCTTACCGAAGAACTCGGACCTGACTTCGAGAATCAGATGCTCAAGATTCGGGATGTACGGTTCGAATGGACGCGCTTTGGCGTCGAACTCGAATACCTCACGATGAATGTCGTGCAAGACCTCGCGCGCGCCTTCGGGACGAACATCGACGACGTGCTCGCGCGAATGCGCAAGTTCAACGAATGGTTTATCGCCAACATGCCAGCCATTGCGGAATGGATTGCGACGAATCTCAAGCCCATTCTCATCGATGTCAAGGACGTGATGGCGGCAACATGGGAACTCACGAAGCAATTCGCGGTCGTCTTTACCAATTTGATTGGCCTCTTGTCTGGGGATAAGTCGCTCTCAGGAACGGCATTGAGTTTCGATAAGATCGCCAAGGCCATTCAGTACACAATCACGGCCGTAAAGAATCTCGTGCTCGCCTTGACTCAGGCTGAAATAGTTCTCAGCCATTTACTGATAGCCGCTTCCGATGTGGCGAGTGGAGACTTCAAGGGCGCGAAAACAGAATTGAGTGCGGCCGGGACTATCTTGGGAAATCAAGCGAGGAAGAAAATCTCAGGAGAACTCGGTCTCCCCGCAGCGATGGGATTGGGCGGTTCGGATTTAGCTAAATCTATAGAGAACACGGATGTTATTTCTTACATTTCAAAAGTGGCCAAACAGTTGGGTGTCCCCGTGGATCTGGCGCTCGCGGTTGCGCAAGTCGAGAGCAACTACCAGCAATACGACAAATCCGGGAAAGTGCTGATGTCCTCTACCCCTGGCTCTCACGCCACGGGGATATTTCAACTTCAACCCGGCACGGCAAAATCCCTTGGTGTCGATCCTCGAAGCGAATCCCAAAATATCTTTGGCGGAGTCCTCTATCTCAAGCAACTCCTAGCGCAGTACGGGAATTCTCGAACGGCACTCGAGCATTACTACGGAAGCAAAGATGCTGGCGCGAACGCGGCCTATGCCAGCAAGGTTACACACGTTCAAGCAGGAATCCAGATCGGCACACTCAATCTACACGTCCCCGAAGGGGCTTCAAAAGAAGGAATCAAGTGGGCTGTGATTGACGCAATCCGCGAAGCCGATAAGCAGAGAGTACAAAGAAATTTGGCTGAATTTTCTAACCCAGGATGGTCCTATTGAGCACCGCACCCTATCGTCCTTTGCAATGGGCTGCCGCATCGCCAGCCAAAGTCATCATCACGTTTCCTGGACAGCCGAAAGCTGGCCAATATAGCAACGCATCCGGTTCTACGGTCACGCTGCCAACCTCACAGACGCTTTACGCTTTTGATGCTGATATACAAATCGAGCACGAACAGCAATTGCGCCGTACGGAGCATCCAGTCCAAACCGGTGCCAGTATTTCGGACCATGCTTTTATCGTGCCCGCTCACCTCATCCTGGATGTGGGGATGTCCGATGTCATGGATTCCTACTACAAGCCGAGCACCTGGCAAGGTTCGCCATCGAAAAGCGTTTCGGCCTATCAAACGATGCTCGCCTTGCAGTTCTCGCGGATTCCTTTCTCGATTACGACGCGACTGAGAACGTATTCGAATATGGTCGTTCTTTCGCTGTCTCCTCGTGAAAGCGTAAAGACCATCCAAGGTTTACGCATGCGTGTCGAGTTCGGGCAAATTTTCATCGCAAATATCGTCACGACGCCAGATAGCGCGCGACCACAGGACACCAACAGCACGAATCTAGGGACGGTGAATCCTCAACCTCCTACACCAACGGAGAATTCACAGAACAATGTGACAGGCTCGACCGCACCGGCAGTGCCATCTACTACCGTAGGCCCAGGTGACTGGTCGAGCGTGAACATCAACAATCTTAATAGTTTGCCGGCAGGAAAATAATGTCAGCGCAGATCGTGCCACTAACAGCCAGTCCCAATCAGAATTTCGCCGTGACCTTACAGGTTGATGGTGCTCCACTTACCTTAAATTTGAACATTCGATGGTCAGAGATGGCTGGCTATTGGGTGATGAGTATTTCGAATTCGGCCGGCGTCCTGATTCTCGATTCATTGCCACTCATCACAGGATGGTATCCTGCGGCGAACCTTCTATCGCAATACAATTATTTGCACATAGGCTCGGCATTCATCCTGAACTTGGGAAATTCTTCATCCGACTACCCAGGTAAGACAGACCTCGGCACAGCTTTTGCACTCCTCTGGGACGACACGGCTGATGAACTTGTCGATGAGGCGGCGTTATGACTCTAGCCCCTTCTTCGATTCCTCTATGGGGACGCGCATGGAAACTTTCCGTAAAACTCGCGTCCGGTGCCGTACAGGTGTTGTCTCAGAGTTCTTGGGACCCCGAAGCGCTCCGCGTCACCTTCGATGTTCTCGAAAGTACGCTGCCATCGCCTTTTTGGTATGCCTTTGTGACGGTCTACAACCTGAATGACCCGGCGATGCAAAATCTCTTGTTCAATGCCGTATGGCTCACACTGGAAGCCGGTTATCAGGACGGCCCGAGCAAATCCTCGATTATCTGGGATGGGCCAATACTCCAAGTCATCTTTGACCGGAAAGCAGTAGTTGACTTGACGATGAGTTTCAATTGCATGGCCGGACCTTGGCTGCTCGAGCAGCAATTTGTGAATCTCGCGATGGGGCCGATGTCCTCGCAGTTGAATGTAGTTTCGAAGATGATCGAACAGATGAATGGGAACGCAGGAGAGCAAGTCAGCGACAAGGCCAATCAACTCCTGGCTGCCAAACAATATCCGCGAGGTAAAACGATTTTTGGAAAAGTGAGCAAGTACATCGCGCAGATGTCCGATGACAATTTCCTGAATCATTGGATAGGAGGAAATCAGCATTATCTAACTGAACTATTTAATCCGGCCGTCAAAGTAGACCCGGACCTTGTATTCGCTCCTCCCTTTCCACCGAATCAGAGCGAAGCGAACCCCGACCCGGAGATCACGCGAAGCATCATCGGCGTGCCCCGACAAAGCCCATTCGGCGCTATCTTCACGGTCCTGCTCGATCCGCGGTTGAAAGTCCAATTGCCACCTTTGCTTGTGAAACTCGACCAGACCGTTATTTCCCAACTCAAATTGCAGTACGGGCAGATTTTGACGCCTCTCGACCAGAGCGGCCTATTCGTTGCAGCCCAGGTCCATCATTACGGGGATACGCGAGAGAATGATTTTTACACGGAAGTTACCGGTTACACGCGCGGGTACGCGCAAGGGCTTTTGAGCGGAACCTTTGTTGCAGCGGCAGCAGGAGCGGCTCCATGAGCACGAGTGTCCCGCAACTTACGCCATCGCAACTCAACTATGCTGAGAGTTCCCAGTGGCAGGAGATTCTCAAGCAGGCACTTGCTGATTTGCGGGTAGCGATTCCTGCTATCGTGCAATCGTTTGATCCGGTCGAACAAACGGTGACCGTACAAATCGCATTACGCGAGGTAGTGAGAACCGATTCCGGACCTCAGAATGTTGCTATCCAGCCAATCTATAAAGTTCCCGTAGTGCTGCCGCGCGCGGGAGGATTTTGCCTCACGATGCCCCTGACGGCCGGCGATGAAGGCATGCTCGTATTCTGCGACATGTGTATTGATCTTTGGTGGGTTCGTGGTGGAACGCAGAATCAACTTGAGCGGCGCCGTCACGACATTACAGATTGCGGGTTTTATCCTGGAATGTGGAGCCAGCCACGAGTCCTAGCGCATTATTCAGCGAATTCCGCGCAACTCCGCAGCGATGACGACACCGTAGTCATAGATGTGGCACTCGCCGGTATCACCCTGACTGCGCCCAAAGTTTTAATTCAATCGTCGGGGGACGTAGACATTTCCGCCTCGGGGAACGTGAACATCTCAGGGGCGCAAATCGTCGCGGCGTCTTCTGGAGCCAACACCAAACTTGACGGAAAGGTTTTCTTGACGCACGAACACACGGGAGTGCAAACAGGCGGCGGCACTTCGGGACCAGTCGCATGAGCAGCATCACGTATCTTCAACTCGACGCGTCTTACGACCCGATCTTTGATCCTCGGGCCGCACTTCAAGATTTGCAGGCAGTCGAGCAGGCTATCAAGACCCGCGTTCTACTTTTCGAAGGAGAGTGGTGGGAAGACTTGAATCTCGGGACACCAATGTTTCAGGAAATCATCGGAGCGCGCGCTACTCCCAATGGGCAGCAAGTCATGTCCGCAGCGCTCGCCGCGCGTATTAGTGGAACTCCGTTTGTCTCGACCGTGCAAAACATAAACGCAACTTTCGCTTCGGCTTCGCGGAAATTCAGTTTTAGCGCCACAGCCGATACTTCTTTCGGCGCTGTGTCGGTTCAGTTTGCGCCAGCGGCCTTTGCAGGGAGCCAAGGATAGATGGCTTACAATCGACCAACGGTTGGCCCAGCGGGATTATCAATACCCGTCTATACGGATATCCTCGCGGATAATCTCGCCGGATACTTGGCAATTTTTGGAGCAAATAATTACGTCGGAACCGACAGCGCCATCTATCAGTTGATCTCGATTGTTTCGCTCAAGACCTCGGATGTGATGCAAGCGCTTCAATATGTCTACAACCAATTCGGGGCTCTGACGGCCGTTGGCGCTGGACAAGACAGGCTGTACAAACTCAACGGCATCGCGCGTCTTCCTTATACCTTTTCGACTGCAAATCTTACGATAGTCGGAACTCCTGGAGCCACGATAATCAATGGCGCCGCACAGGATGCGAATGGCTTTACCTGGCTCCTTCCCCCGTCTGTAGTAATCCCAGGTGGCGGAACAATCAACGTAACGGGGACTTGCACGACGCCGGGGAATGTGAGTGCAGGGATAGGGACCATTTCGATCATTGCGACGCCTACGGCCGGCTGGACGAGTGTGAACAACGCTGCGGCTGCGACTCCGGGAAATCCCATCGAAACCGATTCGCAGTTCCGCGCTCGTCAATCCATTTCGGTAGCCGTGCCATCGAAAACGATGCTCGCAGGTACGCGCGCCGACATCGCAGCTCTCGCGGGAGTCACGCGCCTGAATGTCTTGGAGAATTTTACTGGTGCCGTGGATGCCTTTGGGAATCCAGGTCATTCGATCACTTGCGTAGTCGAGGGTGGAACGCAGGCTGCGATTGCTCAGGCTATCTACAACAACCGTGGCATCGGCTGCCTCACGAACAGCCAAGTCAACGGAGTCACGACAGCCCAAAGCGTTACAGTCGTGGTCCTCGACCCCATCACGGGCTATCCCACGGCAATCGGTTTCTTGACGCCAAGTTATGTACCCATCTACGTCACGATGACTGTACACGGTCTCTTTGGATTCACGAGCGCAACGCTGGCACAGATCCAAGCGGACATAACTCAATATTTGAATTCTTTGGAAATTGGGCAGTCGGTTGTTTACTCTGAGCTTTATGGTGCGGCTCTTAATGCGCGTTCGAACCCCGACATGCCAGCATTTTCGATTCGTTCCGTTTTTTCGGATATTGTCCCGAGTCCTGCGGGAACCGTAGATATACCCTTGAACTTTTACCAAGTTGCAAGCGGAGTCAGTGCTAATGTAGTTGTCACGAGCGTCTAAATGATCGTCTACAAAGCGACGAACAGGATAAATGGCAAGATTTACGTGGGGAAGACCGCGCACACCCTACAGGAAAGAATTGCAGGCCATTTAAGAGCCTCACGTCTATCCTATTTTCACAAGGCTATCAAAAAATACGGTATTACATCATTCGATTTTTCGGTCATAGATACGGCTGAGGATGAGTCAGTTCTAAATCAGAAAGAAAAGTACTGGATCGCCTATCTCAATTGTAAAGTTCCCAATGGCTACAATCTTACGGATGGAGGGGAAGGGGTTCTCGGGATGAAGCATTCCGAGGAAGCAAGGGCACGGATGTCTTTGACCAGGAAAGGTAGACCAAGCCCCACCAAAGGAAAGTCGCCTTCATTGGAAACACGTCGTAAAATTTCCCAATCACTGACAGGTAGAAAGCAATCAGAAGAGACAGCACGTAAACATGCTCAGATTTGGCTAGGAAGAAGGCACACCAAAGAATCAATTCAAAAAATGTCGGCTTCTAAACGGGGCAAGCCATTCTCTGCTGAGCATCGAAAGAATTTGTCTCTTTCGCATCGTGGAGAAAGACCATCAAGGCGTGGAATAAAAGCTTCTGAGGAAACCAAACGCAAACTTTCGTTAGCGCACATGGGTAAGCCTAGTTACTGGAAGGGTAAAAAGAGACCCCCAGAAACCATTGCCAAAATGTCTCAATCTCTCCGACTGAGAAATAGTCTGAAGCGTGCGGAGATTGCAGGAGGGACAAAGTGAGTTCCTTTGGCAATCCTCTCAGTCAGTATGGATCAGGTAAGTATGGGGCAAGTCCCATTGAAAATCTTCCCTTGGGATATTATTTGGGCCTCCTTACTTCACAATACCGAAATTCTCCAAAATTAAATGCGTTCCTTTCCTTGTTACTAAGGAAATTTGATGATGCGTCTCAGTGTCTCGTTTCCATGGAAGTCGCATTTGATGTAGATTCCGCACTCGGACCTCAGCTAGATGCCATCGGGACCATTGTAGGAGCCTCTCGCGTTCTTCCATTTCAGCCGACTGGTGGACTCAATCCAATTTTGGATGACCTCACATATCGTATTTACCTCAAGGCAAAAGCAGCACAGAATCAGTGGGACGGAACGATCGATGGTTTGCAAACGATATGGGAAACGCTTTTTCCTGGCGGGCAAATCATCATCGCGGATCACCAAAACATGAGTGCGACTATCTTTCTAACGGGTTCTTTTACATCGATTCTTGAGCAGATGATTATAAATGGACTCATTGTGCCGCGGCCGCAAGCCGTTCTGTACAACTACGTTTTCAACTTGCCGGCCTTTGGCTTCGATCTGAACAACAGCTTTATCGCGGGATTCGATATTGGGAAGTTTACGTAGGAGAGCACATTGAGCACAAATTTTCTCCAGTGGAACTCGACACTCGCAAACCAGGAAACTGATGCCGCCTACGCAGGCGATGCGCTGCGAGTAGGCGGAGCACCCCTTGATGGAATCTTCCCGAGCGCGACGGCGAACAAACTCTTTTATCAGGCGACTACAATGGTTGTGGCGCTGGCTGAATTTATCGTTGCTCAAGGTTTCAACGCGAATGATGCAGTCCTTGCGACCTTGTTAGCAAATCTCACGAATGCGCTTATCGCCATAGCCCGCAAAGCGGTTTTTTCCCTTATTGCCGTGCCTTTCAGCGCAACGCCGGTCTTTGACGCCAGTCAGGGAAACACTTTTGCGATTACTCTTACAGGGAACGTGACGAGTTCTAGTTTGGTGAATATGTCCAACGGACAGATCGTGAATTTCATCATCCACCAGGACGCGACCGGTGGACGGACAATGGCGTGGATTGGCGATCCTATTGATCCGGCGCCGAACGCGACAAGCATTCAGTCGTTCATCAGAGACGAGGCTGGAATTATCAGACCTTGTTCTGCAATGGTTGTGAGTTAGGAGAACGTGATGAGAAAAGGAATTGTTAGCGCATTCATTGGACTGCTTCTGATTTGTGCGAGTGCTTGGGCTGCTTCCAAGACCCGCGTTCCTTCGCTTCAGATCGGAGGTGGAACTGTACTCACGGGCACGCAGGGTAACAGTGGCATTGTGCAGCAGGCTGGAACGACTTCAAGTTCGCCTGGCATCCCCTTTTGTACGGACGCGAACAAGAATACAACGACGAGCGGATGCGGATATTCTCAAGTCCTAACAGCGATTACAACCTCAGTATGTACGACATCAGGAGCATCCTATGCGAGTTGCACAACTACTTTGAATTGGCCTGGGACTGGATTCGTGGATTCCGGATATGGCGTCTCATGTTCAGGGATCACGGCTACAAACTTTCCTTATATTGGAGCGGTGAGCAAAAGTTCGAGTAACGTAACGGTTACCATCTATAACGGAACCTCTAATGGTTCTATGGCCTCAACTTATGCGGAAGTGGATTGCATTGGGATTCATCCATGAATAAACGCCATCTCTTGTTGTTGATCCTCGCGGCCATGAGTGCAGTTATGGTTTTTGCGCAGTCTACGGTCACGCCGAATCTATTGAAAATTGAGACGAGCGAATTCTCCATGCAATCTTTTTGCGGCTTCATCATAAGCCTCGGCTGCTTCTTTTTCTGTTTTGAAAAGTCCAAGATGTTTAGATTTTCCGTTACAATGAATTCTCGCCTGCCATCCATTACCCTCTTCATGCCAACGAACCCCCTTGAGTTTATGGCCTTTATTTGGTTTTCGATTCTTTGCATTCTGTGGTCGCGATGCTTCTCTCAAATTGAATCTGCGGTTGTCCAAACTATTTCCGTTTTGATGGTCGGTCTCTTTGTCTATAGAGCAACCAAGAATTTCTCTGTGCATCCAAATGCGTGTTGTACCCTTCCACCGATTGGCATACAATTTTCCTCTTCTTGTTTTGTAGATGCACCAGTTCCATTGCATCAACCAGTCATAATCGGAAGCATCGACAAGAGTATTTTGCCCTTGTGTAAGTGGAATCAGACGATAAGATTGGTCAGATGGCTGGGTAACGGAATGCCGCTTAACTCGGCTTTTCGGCATGAATCCTCCACGAAAGGATTTGTGCGACCCAGCCATTTTAGCATGTTACGAGTCTTGGCCGCACTTCCATTGTTTTGTCTTTTTGCGGTTCGCGCGTCTTCCCAAGCTACGAACACTCCAAACTTGCAACTCCAGATTCCTGCGTTCAACCAAACGAACTGGCAGGTCCCTATCAACTACGACATGAATGCGCTCGATGGGATTATCGCAGGTACGCAAACTCTTCCCGTTGGCGCGACGCCGCTGATCTCACAACAAGCAAACTGGATTACACAGAACACGGTTTCTACGACGATCACCAATCTAGTCGGTGGCCTTCCAGGTCAAACTGTGAGAATTTTCTGCGGAGATGGCCTTACGCTCATCACTGGTTCAGCGAATATCTCCGTGGGTTCTTCGCCATGGTCCTGTTCTTCTTCTCTCTCGATCACCTTGGTTTTGCTGAACAGCAAGTGGATCGAAGTAGCTCGCAGCGGTGGTGCGGGTGGTGGAGGAAGCACTCCCTGTATTTTTATTCCCTTGTCACTCCAGTACAACAATTCTGGAACATTAGGCTGTGTCGCGGGTTCCGCGATTGGTCCGGATGGGTCTCTTGATAAATTGATAATAAACAACAGTGCGACTGGAGGAGCGCAACTTCAAGTCGGCACGGGAGTAGGAGGAGGTGGCGGAGTTGTCGAAGTGTGCTACACGACCACATCTTGTCCTGCCATAGCTGGCGCTCCGCTGGGGATTGTGTTGCAAGAGGGCATTCTCAATGGACAATTGAACTGGGTAGACAGTTCATCCGGATACGACATTCTTGGAGTAGATACCGCAAACAACCTGAATTGGAATAATGGGAAATTCCGCTGGAGCAAAATCGGCTTTGAAGACAATGTGCTTCAATCGAATCCTGGAAATCCGGCTTCAGGCTACAACCGCTTGTACATGGATTCCACTTCAGGACTTCTAACCTGTCTCACGAGTTCTGGAACCAATTGTCTGTCGGGAACTGCCGGAACTCCTCTCAGTTCGCTTCAGTACAACAATGCTGGAGCGTTCGGCGGGACGAATCTAAAATATGCTCCCCTGACGGCTCTTTGCAATTCTCCGGTTCCTTGCGACCAAATCACTGACACCAACGAATTAGACTTTTTAATGTTTTCTACGGGGACAGGGGATAACCTGTTTGAATTTGTCTACGGTCCTCCTGTGAATGGTGGAACGATTTTATTTGTGGAGTCGCAATCGTCCATATCCGGCAGTGATTCTAATGCCGCTCAATTTGTTGGTGCGGTTGACCCGACAGCGGGAACTACTGGTGTCGCCTATGGGATGTCAGTCTTCGGAACTGACGAAGAAGCAATCACGGCGACTGCAAATCGTCTGACGGGTCTCAAGGCGCGGACTGTTCTCAATCGTGCGTCTGGACATACGGTAACAATTTCTCCGATTTGGATTTACTCTCCCACAAACAGTAGCGGAGGCAATCCATCGGAAACTGTAACTAATGAATACGGCATAGACATCGCGGACCAATTGGGACTCTCCACCACCGACTACGCTCCTATAAAAATTCGTCCTCAGACCACGCCGGGCAGTGGCACAAAGTTCTCTATTGAGGCTGACACAGGAAGCGGAGTAGCTTCTTTCAATGATGGCGTTAGAGCAGGAGGCGTGATCGTTTCGGCGCTACCCTCGGCGGCTTCCAATCCCGGTTTGATGATGTATGTCACGGATTCCACGACCATTTCGGCAGAAGGTCAGACTTGCGTCGGAAGTTCTTCCAACAAAGCGCTTGCATTTTCTAACGGCGTTTCGTGGAAGTGTTTTTAGAGGTAGTGAACTGAGATGAAAAAAACAACTCTAATCTGTTTAACCTTGCTTGTGGTGAATACTCTTTATGGGCAAGGCCAAACCATCACGCCCAATATTCAATTGGTGATTCCTGCCTACCAGTCCACAAACTGGCAAGTCCCCATCGACAATGATCTGAGCCTGATCGATTCTATTCTCGGGGGTGCGGCAAATCTTCCGACTGGCACAACACCTACGATCTCGCAGCAAGCAAACTGGATTACGCAAAATACCGGCGCAACTACGATTACCAATTTTCTAGGTGGTTTCCCGCATCAGACTCTTCGTTTGCTCTGCGGACCCAGTGATACTTTTACGACTGTCGCAAACTCCGCAACAATTCTCGTCAACTCTTCTTGGTCATGCGCTACTTCGAATTCCCTAAGTTTGGTACTAAACGGTACGGTCTGGACGGAGTTCGCGCGCAGCGGTGGAGGAACAGGCGGCAGCGCATTCACCGGAGGCATTGGCAGCAGCTTTCAGGACATCACGGGGATCTCGACACCAAGTAACCCCGCAGCGGGAAACTTCCGGCTGTATATAAATGCGGGAACAAGTCAACTGACCTGCCTTACAAGTTCTGGTGGCAACTGTTTGATAACCGGTGGAACGGTATCTTCTTTTAGCGCGGGTAATCTGTCCCCAATTTTTACCACGTTTGTTTCCACGGCGACCACGACACCAGCGCTTAGTTTTACTTTGACTAACGCAGCCCAGAATTCTGTCTTGGCAGGTCCACCCACGGGCGGTGCCGGTGTCCCGAGCTACCAAACCGCGCCGACGATCAGCGCGGCTAACATGACGAATTTCCCGACGTTCAACCAGAACACTACGGGTTCAGCGGGTTCGCTTTCTGCAACGCTTGGCTGCGGATTCTTTCCCGCACTCACCGGGGACATCACAACCACTGCGGGATCATGCGTGACGACTCTCGCAACGGTCAACTCTAATGTGGGTTCGTTCACGAACGCGAATATTACAGTAAACGCCAAGGGCTTAATCACCGCAGCCGCGAACGGCACGAACGGCACTGTGACGACTTTTACGGCCGGAACTCTCTCCCCACTTTTTACGACCTCAGTGGCCACGGCAACGACGACGCCAGCCTTGTCTTTCGCGCTGAACACGCAAGGCGCAAATACGGTTTTCGGAAATTGCACGAGTTTAACGGCTGCCCCAACGTTTTGTGCATTAGTGGCTGCGCAGGTCCCCGCAATCAACTTGGCTACTTCGGGGAACGGAGGTGTCACCGGAAATCTACCAGTCAGCAATCTGAATGGCGGTTCCGGAGCAAGTAACACGACTTTCTGGCGTGGCGATGCGACATGGGCGACACCCACAGGCGGTGGCAATGTAAGCGGGCCTGGAAGCTCGACGACGAACGATGTTGCTGCGTTCTCGAATACCACAGGAACAATTTTGCTAGATTCCGGAGTTCTCTATACAAATCTCGTCACGCAGACCTCGAATGCTGTAGCAAATCAAATCTGCGCTTATACGGGCATCAACAAAATCTGCGTCCCCACGACGACACTTCCCACAGCAGCTTTCCCCGCACTTACGGGGGACGTGACCAACAGTGCCGGCTCACTCGCGACGACCGTAGGAAAAGTAAATAATGGGGTCATCCCCACTAGCGCGAGCGTTCTGGGTTCGAATGGCAGCGCTCAACTGATTACCGATACGGCTCACAACCTCGCGGCTCCCAATCTTTGCTTGGATTCTTCCGGATCGGGAACTGCGCAAAGTTGTACATCTTCACCGGGTTTCACGCCCGCGGCTGGCGATACGATCATCTACAAAACAACCACGACGAATACTGGCGACGTAACGATCAACGTAAACAGTTCTTCAGCGGTCCATGCCCGTAAATGGCAAGGGACTTCGACGCTCGCATCGGGAGATTTGCAAGCTGGCGTGTATTTGCTCGCGACCTATGATGGCACTTATTGGGAGTTCTATACGATTGGCAATGCGCCTATCGGGTCCGGCACGGTTACGAGTATTGCCACTACTTCGCCCATCACTGGGGGCACAATCACTTCGAGCGGCACAATAGCGTGCGCAACGTGCGTGACTTCAGCCTCGGCTTTGATTTCCGGTCAAATCATGGCTGGCGCTGGCGGCCAGGGTTCGCAAGTCTCAAATCTGTCCGGAGATGTCACCACGGCCGGATCCATGGCGACAACTGTCGTGCAGATCGAGGGAGCGGCGATTCCCGTGTCTACTTTCTTCATTGGTACCAATGGCTCGAAACAACTCGTCGCCGATCAACCATTCGTAGTGAATCCACAGACGACGACCTATTCGGCAACGGCGGCAGATTTTTCTGGATGCAAGACGATTACTGCGGCCTCCGGGACGTTCACGATCACCTTGGTTTCTTCTGCATCTCAGCCCGCCTCGGGGCAATGCATAAATGTCGTGAACTATGGCAGCGGCGTGGTTACAATCGGACGCAACGGGCAAAACATCAATGGAGTGGCCGCTAACGTTACGCTAAATGCTGGGTCTTCCACGGCTCCGACAAGCGCTTACGTTGTTTCGGATGGAACCAATTATTTCGCAACGATCGATGAAGCTACTGTTGGCACGGTCACAAGCATTGCGACGACCGGACCGATCACGGGCGGCACGATCACGGGAACGGGAACCATTGCTTGCGCGACGTGCGTGACTAGTGCTGCATCCTTGACCAGCACGGCAATTATGACCGGCGCAGGAAGCCAAGGATCGCAGACGCCTTCAGCAACAGCAACCTTGAGCGCGGGCGGCGCCATGGTCCTGCCTGGAAGTTTGACGCTCAACGGCGCCACTAGCGGTAGTGCTGTACTTTCGGTGACCGCAACGCTGGGTACGCTCAATCTCGGCTCGACGAGCGCAACGGTAACTTCGGCAGGCGGAATCACCGGAACAAATGTGACCGATTCGGCGCTCACGCAAGATGCGTTGGTCTATGCTGGCAGCGGTGGTTTGCTGACCGGACTGAACTCGCCGACGACAAACAGTTCGTACAACTGCGGATTTGTCGTGACTGCCAGCGCTGCGGTGGCGCCGACCTGTAACCTCCCCGGAGTCCCAACCGATTCACAGGCTGGCGCTACCTATTCTATCGTTGGGCAATCGACCGGCTCGACGACACCCGCAACGGATCGCGTCACGCTTTTGTTGACGACAAATAATACTACCTCCACGGCTGTCACGGTTGCACAGGCCGGTTCAAGCGGTTTTGCCAGTAACTATGCATTCGTGCATTGCAATACCGGAACCGTTGTGGCCACGGACACACCAACGACATCGACAGTGAACGGCAACGCCGCACTGAAACTCTTGGGTGCTGTCTCGGGCAGCAATCCAGAATGTGCCTTCTGGTGGAGCGATAACACAAACTGGTGGAGCGCGGAAATTCTCCCCACCGATGCGAATGGGCGTTTGCAGGCGAGCGGATTCCCGGCTCTCACGGGTGATGTCACGAATACCGCAGGAGCGCTTGCGACTACCGTTGTCCAGATCGAGGGTGCGGCAATTCCAACGTCGGCGGGAGTCATCGGCACGAACGCAAGCAAACAACTCATTGCAGCTACAGCGCACGGCGTTTCTTCTGTTTTGACTTGTGCTGCGGCCTCAGCCTCGGGGACGGCTTATACATGCTCTACTTCTCCATCCTTCACTCCTGTCGATGGAGACATAATTCTCTTCCAAGCGGATGTCGCAAACACAGGTTCGGCAACGCTGAATGTGAATAGCACATCCGCTGCAACGATCAAAAAACAAGCCGGTGGGACCAACTTGATCGCCAATGACCTCTTGGTGGGAACAGACAGCCTGCTTGAATTCGATGGAACAAACTGGCAGATGCAAGGCCAAGCAGGAAATGCCTCTGGAACCGTCACGAGTATCGCCACAACGAGTCCGATCACAGGCGGAACAATTACGACCACGGGCACGATTGCTTGCGCGACCTGTGTAACCTCGGCGGCTTCCTTAACTTCCAATGCCTTGATGACTGGCGCGGGTTCGCAAGCCAGCCAGACCACTACGATTCAGTACAGTTCAAATCTCCTGAATAATACGACTACGACACAAAGTTGGTCGATCTCCGGTGGACAAGATGCCAGCGCGAATTCCGTTCTTGGGAGTTTGACGCTGCGTGGCGCAAATGAAACCGGCGCAGGCGGCGCAACCGCGGCTGGTGGCGGCGTGCTCCTTGAAGGTGGTACAAACGCAGCAACAAATGCGACGAGCGCAGGTGGGAATATCGAACTTTTGCCTGGCGCAAGTACTGGTGCAACTCAAGGCTTGCAAGGTCTTTTTGTTCAACTCGCTATCTATGTCAAAGGTACGACCGTTACCCAGTGGAACCTCCAATGCGAATCCGCGGCGATGACGGTAGCTGATTGCGGAGCTACACCACAGTCATGGATTGGCATCGCCGAACTCGTGAACACAAATACCGTCCAAGTCGCTACCGATGCGCAGATCCCCGTCAACGCGAGTGCGGCCGTAACGCTTGGACATACGGTTTGCGCCGGCTCGACTGCCGGCAAAGTCACGGATTCGGCTGGTACCTCGAGCTGCACCAACGCGCAGGGTGCGACAGTTGGAATCGTGATGGCTACATCTGGGGCTTGGACTTTACCTGATGGGACAACCTTCACGGCTAGTACGACGCTTCCATTGATCCAAATGAATACTGCGGTCGTGCTGGCGACAGGCGGCGGAGGAAGTGGCACCGTAAACAATTGCGCGACCAACGGTGGTGTCGCTTACTATGCAGCCACAGGCACAGCGGTATCCTGCTTGGCAAACGTCGTCGAAGCGGCTGGACAGATTTCTCTTGGCGCGGTGGGTACGCAGGGCAACCTCTTAATCCTTGGGACAACTAGCGGAACTCTGACCATCACAACTCAGGCGGCGGCAGGCACGCCAACATGGACGGCTGGAACCTCTTCGGGAACACCCGCAGTCACCGCGTCCTCGCCTCTCGCTATTACGACAGCGACTGGCAACATCACCTGCACGACTTGCGTGACGTCGAGTGGGGGCGGCGCAATCACGGGGACTGCACCGATAGCCGTAAGCGCTGCAGGTGCCGTGTCGATTACTGGCGCGGCTGGTCAAGTTCTTGCTGGCTCGGGTCCCGCGTTCACCGCAACACCGACTCTTGGTGTAGCAGGGTCAACAGTCGGAACGTTAGCCTTTGCGAATGCAACGAGCGGCAGCATCACTCTGTCACCCGTAACTGGTGCCTTGGGTTCCACTACGCTTTCCTTGCCAACCGGTTCTGCGACGGTAGCAACATCGATAACAGTTCCATCGTGGCTTTCGGCGGCGGTAACTTCTAGCGCGGGCGTCGTGGCGATCACACCTGCTACTAGTCAAACTTCACATCAAGTTATTGGGACATGCGGAGCCGCAACGACATTTACGCCATGCGCGCTTGTCGCTGGAGATTTGCCGAATATCCCGATCAATCAGGTGGTCAGTGCGACCGGAGCGATTGCGGCGATAGCGGACGGCAACAATCCTTTGACCATCAACTGCGCGCTCACGAGCGGCACAACTTGCGTGACGATGGGCGAGACGACAGCGGCGACGACCGCAGGAGCAGCGGAAACACAGATCACCACTCTCACAACGACGACAGCCATTGCTCTGCAAATCACGCAGGGCGCGGCAGGACCAGCAAACGCAAACGCACCGGCTGTGCTAAGTATCTCGGCGGCAGCAGCGGGAGGCGCGTCTGGTGCAAGCAATGCGGGCAGCGTCGGCGCTCCCATTACGCTCTTGACCGGCGCGGGCTCGGCGGGCGGCGCGACTACAGGTATTGGAGGAGCGGGTGGCGCTTTCACCTTGACGACTGGAGCGGGCGGCGCCGCGGGAGGAACCGCTACAAACAATGGCGGCAACGGCGGCGGGGTCTCCTGGACGACTGGAGCGGGCGGCAACGGCGGCACGGGCGCGGCGACCGCAGGTAGTGGCGGCAGTTTCATAGTAACGCTGGGCGCACCTGGGACGAATAGCGCGACCGGAACCGCTGGAACGGTTGGTCAGTTCCAGATTACTGGCAACGCGCCAGCATCTACGGCCAATGCGACTGGCGTGGCTGCAGGAACGATTTTCAACGTTTCTGGGGTAGCAGGGGGTCCATCGTCGAATGCGGCTGGTACAGCCGGTGTGGGTTCCGGCGTATCCCTAAATGGGGGCATCGGCGGAGCGGGCACGGGTACCAATGCCGTGGGTGGTGCTGGCGGCGCACTCGCCTTTATTACTGGCAACGGGGGAGCCTCGGCGGGTACCGGAACGAACGCGAGTGGCGGAAATTTCACGGTAACTCTTGGCAAAGCCGGTATCGGGGGATCTGGCACGGCTGGTGCTACTGGGGAATTTGTCATCCAAGGCACGGCTATCGCCTCATCCTCGACTACGCCTAGCCCATCAGCGGGGACTCTTTTCCTTGTGAGCGGCTTAACTGGCGGTGCAAACACGACCGCGACAGGCACGGCGGGCGCGGGCTCGATTGTGACACTTAACGCTGGAGCGGGCGGCGCGGCATCCGGAGCAACGGCGGGGACCGGTGGGGCAGGTGGTGCGGTCAACCTCACGGCAGGGAACGGCGGGGCTGGGTCAGGCACGGGCGCGAATGCTAACGGCGGGAACATAGTGCTCACGCCAGGCGCGGCGGGAACCGGTGGTAGCGGAACCGCGGGCCTTGCGGGAGTCGTTTCCGTTGCGGGGACGACGGCCGGTTTCGTCGGATTCACGCAAGGTTCGACGAACACTACTGCGAATACGAACATTCCAGCCAATACGATCATCGAGCAAGCTCCGACTTCGGTTACTGCTTATTCGTTGACTTTGCCGGGTGCGGCGGCTACGGGTTTTCCTATTTGGTCAAATTCTTCTGGCGTCGTGACGGAAAGCATTACGACACAATTACAGTTTTCAGCACCCACACTCACTGTTGGTTTAGCGGGCACGAGCAGTGGAATTTTGGCGCTCGCCGGCTCGACGAGCGGCTCTGCTACCTTCACGGCTCCAGCGGTTGCCGGTACATCCACAAATCCGATCACGATTTCCAATTCTCTGCAATTGCCCAGTGGGACCGTTTACAACTGGAATGCGGATACCGGACTCTCGCGCGATGCCGCAGGCATCGTGGACGTCGGCAACGGGACAGCCGGAAACAGTTCAGCTTTCATTCGCACAGGGAACACGGTTCAAGTAGCTTCCAACTTCACGACAGCCAGCACATCGCTGGTAACGATCACTGGATTAACGTGGACTCTACCGGCTACGAATCACAATTATTCATTCGTTTGCCACGGCTCCTATTCCCAAGCGACGGCTGCCGCGGCTAACTTTTTTGGAATTCAAGCAACAACTACAGCACCCACGAATATTTATGCCGCGGACAGAATAAGCACTGGACTTGCAGTTACAGGCGTTGATGGCACGCTGCCAACGTTAACCACCACAACCGCTACGAACATTGGCGGTACTGGGTTCACTCCTAGCGCAGCAGGAGCGATTGGCACCGTGGCCGACATTTTTGTATTTGATAT